CGCTTATAGGAAAAACATAGAATCTCTCTCCGCTTCTAACGGCTGTCCCTGCCATCATCTAAACTTTCAATGAGCACAATAGCCATAGCGAGAATCTTATTGCGCTCCTCGACTTCCTCGTGGAACTTCAGCGATTTCCCACGGCGATTCGGCTTGTTGAGATAGTCAATATTACGCCGAATGTTGTACTCCAGACCGGCGATGACTTTGCCAGGTGTGTCATAGCCGAGCCGTTGAGCCTCCGCGGCCAGGGCGATGATGTTGAGATTGTCCGGGTTAGTCATGTTCCCGATTCTCCGCTTCAAATTGCTCTCGTGCTGCTTTCTCATCAACATAAGATTTACTGAAGTTGCCCATCTGCATGCTATAGCGCCTCAATTTGAGTGCAGCCAGCGCTACCTGAAAATTGTCCTCATCTAATCGCAGGAACTCCAGTGGATCAAGATGCTGCTGGTTATTGAAGAGATTACCCGCCAACCTGACAAGAACAGCGTGTCCGCTACTGAGATCCACCTCCTCAAGGATAGTATCGATTTCGATGCCATCACGATCAACGTAGCCGCTTACTTTCTTCCATGTTCCCGTGTCGGCGGTCAAGATATACAAAGCCGCCGAGTACTCAGGATCAAGATTCCCGTCATAGATCTTCCCTATCTGGCCCATCATTGTAATAAAGCGTCGTTTGTGGTCTGCTGATTTGAAAAAGATGTTGTCCGCCATGTCACTCCTCATTTCTTCTGCGCAGGTAGTTGCGCAAACGTTGACGCTGCGTGCGCAATGTGATCACGCAACTGCTCCTCACTCATCGCTGATATCGTCTCGATCTGGCCGAGACTACGCGCAGTAGTCCCGCGCACAATGTAGATAAAGTGGTGGGTCGTACCCACCACTGCACGATGGCTATACAGCTTTTTGTATTGAGATTGAGGTCTGTAGCCGCAACTCCTGATGATGCGCTCAATGGTTTCTTTGTCCATAGTGATCTCCTCGCTACTCTGCAACTTCAATTTCAACGACAGCCGGGCGGCTTGTCGCGTATCCCACCCAGGCAACGAGCGCCCAGATCACCCGCGCGACAATGATCAGCACCCAGAATAGGGCAGTGATCACTAGGGCCAATACTGTAGGATCATCCATACTCATTCCCTCACTCACAGCGGATCAAGACCAACCTCAAAAGCATCCTTGAGCCATATCGCAATCTCTTCGGCAGTCTTGAGTGTTTTGATGCGCGTTCTCAGATCATCGAATTCTTGCTCCATGCCCTCTGTGAGCCAACATGGGGCATTGATGTAGTACTCCATATAAGTCCCGGAGCAGCTCCACCTGCCACGGCATGCACGCTGTCCGTCCTGGCCCCTCATTGATGTATGCGCGCACTGCCGCTGGTAGCACGCCGGTTACGTCGTCTTGCCAGCGCAATGGGCCGCCAAATTCCTGATAAATCTTTGGCATCCTCGACATAAATGATTCCTCCCTACTGCAGGCCGCGCTTTTTCACAGCGCGGATCACTGCAATGACGATAAAGATGACACTGAGAATAATGAGGATGACGCCCGATAGAGCATAAACAATACTGTCGCTACTCAATGAATTTCCTCACTCACTTTTTCCTCAACTTTTTGAAATGTTTTTGCCCATTTTTCGACGGCATTTTTTGACACAGAGCCATCTGAATATGCTGGTAAACTTTTGCCCCGAACAGCGGCCCGGATATCAGCAGCCGTGATCTCTTTTTTCTGGCACATTGGAAACTTTGCAGCTTGCCTATACAGCATCCCTTTTAGCTCGCGTTTTGGGCTATCTTGTGGCTGACTGATAGCGCTGTTTTTCATTTCCAGGGTGCCCTCTTGTCCAGCTTGCGCACTGCCATCAGAGGCGCTTTGTTCCTCATCATCTTCTGGCAGTTCTTTCATCCCCACAGCCTCTATTTCTGGGTCAGTTATAGGCTGATTTTGATCAAGTTCTGCCGTGATTTTTGCGGGTATTGGTGACTGAAACATTGATCCATTATTGCGGATAATTTCGTCAGCTTTTAGTCGCCAAAATCGTGCAGAAGATGGTCGTTTTAGTTGCAAAATTTCCGCCAGTTCTTCATCGGTTCCCTGTGGATTTTCCTGCAAGAAATCGAGGGTATCTTGTAGCTTATCTGTCATCGGAACTGGAAACAAACCCGGTGCATTTTGCGGCAAAACTTGCTGCTGTTTTTGCTCTTTTTTGAGCACTTCAGCAGCCGCGTTTTTCGCCTCCATCGCGGTCTGTTTTGCACGCTCAATGAGACCCGGACCCTCAACTTCTTTGATCTCTTTTTCCAATGCTTTTTTGATGCGAAGCGCATTTAATCTCGCTTGCATTTGTGCAGGCGTCTCAGCTTTTCGAGAGATGACTCGCTCGATCAGATACATAAAGACGATGGCAAAGATTGGATAGGATGATGCAATGAGCGGCGATAACCAACCCGTGGTAGTAAGCCCCCACAGGATCTGGATATCCCAGATGTGCATCTGGTGCTCTGGACTGAAGAACATGGCGTAAATGTAGTTCGCATAGAGCGAGATACACGACAGAATAATAGTGAATGTCCAGGTCAGCACTTTATCGGCGGCTTGCCCGGTGGCGGCCACGTAGGCCAGGAAGAAGATCGCCAGGTCCAGTGACCCAGCCTTGCCGTAGGAGGGCACCATAGCCCACACGTCACCCGGATGACTGCGCGGCTCATAGAGATGGAAGAACCACGCTACATGGTCGATAGAGCCGAGCAGAAAGATCGTGAGACCTCCATAGAAAATGACGGCCATCACCGTCTTGACCCAGCGCGGCGTACCGCTGTTCTCCTCGACTACCTGTATCTGTTCTGTTGGTGATGGTTGCTGTGTAGTTGTTGACATACAAGGTTCCTTCCTAATCCATAAGAATGCTATGCTTATCGCAGATCGGTTTGAGAATGAATTGATATTGTTTGCTGTTCCACTTGAGATAATCCCTGAGTGCCGTCCTGGTCAACTTCTCGCCAGAAGACGATAATTCGTGGTACGCCAGCAAGACCTGCACCTCCTGGGACTGGGTGAATGCCGGTGGAATCTCTTTTGTCTCAGTGGAACGTTCACCGGGATTCACCGTTGCGTTCACCGGCTTCTGGTGCGCTTCCACGTCATTCACCGGATTCACGTTCACCCCTGTCATTCCCCCATTTTCGTGCTTAGCATCGTCACCTTCTGCCATCTGAGAATCTGGGTGAATCTCTGGATGCGCTTTTTCAAATGCAATGATGCGCTGCTCCAGATCGTAGTCAGGAGCCAGGACCAGATCGTTACAATCAGGAGTTTCCACGACCGCCTGACCGATTTTATTTTCCTGTGCATTACGCTTAACCAGCGCGGTATTTCTAAATCCTGCTGCCGCAGCCGCTGTTGGTCTCACACAGAACGAGAAGCCACATTGGATGTTCACCAGAGCCTCTTTGAAGTCATCGTCGGCGTATTCAACCTGTGCACACAGCAGGAGCTGCACACGGGCTTTGAGACCGCGCTGTGACAAAACCTCAATGCAATACACAAAGGTGGCGTAGTCGCGTTTGGCTTGCTCTTTTTCCTTCTCACCTTTTGCCTTATCAATACGATGCTTAAAGTAGTTTTTGAGGTCTAAAAACTCTTCAAGATAGACCAGGACAATCGGCTGCTCAAGAAGCTGCTTCTTACTCAGTTGGGTGTAGCGATACTCCATAATCGCTGCGGTGTAGATCAAGTATTCAAGCACCTGCTCATTAGTTCGGGCGTGTAACTTAAAAGGTTTGCCATCCTCACCTCTGGCCGTGGCGACATGGGGCAGGTGCGCGAAGAGATTCCCGGTCTGGTCCTCTTTGTCGAGGATGACCAGGCGCACATGTTTCGGATCGTGGGTCCGGGTCACAATATCGAGGAATGCCGCAACCATCGAAGACTTTCCTCGCTGCGAGGCACCCATGAAACGAAAATGCTGTTTGTAAATGCTGATCTGCACCGCCGGATGACCTTCAGTTTCATTAGTCAGCGAGCGGCCAATGAATATTTTGTAACTGTTGGGTTCACAGTGACTCACAATTTGATCGATGGTGAGCCGTGCAATGCCGCCGGTATCATCGGCACGCTTGACGATGAACAGCGCATCTTCTTCAGTCGCAGGGGCTGCCATATCGCCCAGCGTCGTTTCGACGGTTCCCTCTTCCTCGTTCTGTTCGCCCTGCTCTGGCATCGCGTGACCGGTTCCCAGCCAATAGATTGCCGACTGTGCACGCTTTGAGAAGGATTGCGGCGTTTTCTGTTTGTGGCCTGCTCGCTCTGGACGCATATCACGAATCCGGTCAGAGAAATGCCACGCCCCATAGCCAATGAAACCGGCAATAGCAAAACCGGGCCCTCGCGCATTCAACAATTCCAAGATGAGCAGGCTAGGAACACCAGTAATGGCGGCATATTTCGCCTTCTCCTTAAGGGTCATCGGGGGAGTCGAGACAGCGGGGGATGATTCCCCGCGCTGCTGTATCTGTTGAGATCCTTCTAAACGTTCTTCCATGACTCACCTCTAGGCCCTGTGGAGAACATGTTTAATGACAAACACTTCCACGCATACTAGGAACAGGCGACCGCAAAACACGGTAATGAAACAAATTGCTACAGGGTAGATGATCCCTACCAGGATCACACCAAAGTCAAAACCGGTCACAGAGGGCCAAAGCGAAGGCCATGTCACAATAACATGACCCCGTACCACGAAGTAGAAGTCAGTGAGGACATCACCGCCAACCAGGGCACGCACACAAAAGGTTTGCCCATCGGCGTATTTTTGTGCAGTTGCGGAAAGACTCGCAGAACTCTCAGAATTATGTATCCGGTGGACGAGCATAAGCGCCTGTGCAACCGGGATGGAAAGCAGGAACAGCGCAACCTGTACACTCCAACCAATCGTATTAGCGATCAGGTGATCGTGGTCTAAGTCTTTCTGACTGATAAACTGTCCAATTTGTGCACCTGTATCGGTTGTAGCTCTGACCCCGCTTGCCATCAGATCAAAAACGGTTTGCTCTGTCGAAGTGATTTGTACCTGGCTAATAATGAAGAACGCGGTTCCAAAGACGATGATGCCGGAGAGGAGCATCAGCGGGGTAAGCGCAATACCACCATTGACATGGCTGGAGGCGTCAACTGTTGGGCCTTGTTGTCTCTGACCCGTCTGCCTGGTGTTTCCATATCGTGCCATTATTATTGATAGTCCTCCGCAGCTCTGAAGTAGACGCTGAAACTATCAATCTTCTCCTCATCTCGTAGGATTGCCAGGAACAGCGGGTTAATCTCACAATCTTCCCATTCCAGGATCATGAACGAGAGGTCTTGCTTTTCGCAGTCGCCGTCAGCAACATAAATGATTTCACCGCAGCCAGCAAACCATGCATCGACCTTGCCCTTGAGGAAGGACAGATCATCGGGATCAAAGCAAAAGTGAACACCATTCCATCCAGGTTTCTGACTGATCGCCAGGTCACTTTGCGGCCATTGCTCCAGGGCAAACCCCTGATTACCATAGGGGACGATATCTGCCATTGTTTTTCTCCAAACTTAACTTTACAAATACTGTTACAATAGATTCGCACGCGGGTTTCTCCAAACTTTCCCGCGTGTCGCCTGGCTACTGAGACTCGCCAGGCGCATTACATTGTTTACTCGTCGCTGGCCTTGTCTGCGATGTGGCCCATCACAAAATAGGCAATGGTACCAAGAACCATAGCGATAATGGCAAAGATCATCGCATCACCCCCCTTCACGGTTTATTTGCGGCTCCTCTGCCATCTCTTGCAAGTCAGCGACTACTACATCGGTATCGAGCGGCTCCTCGCCGGCGAAGTGCCCCATGATAAGCTCATAGACAACAATGCCAATGATGATCAGCGCTTCGATGATATAGATGACTTCATCCACTCTCACATCACCCCCTTACATTGCAATTGATACCTGCACTGCATCTGCGTAGCACACCGCCTGCTCAAGAAGGCGCTCGATCTCCGGTGTCCGATGCCACCATGCGACAAGATCAAGATCAAACCATTGATCCTCGCCGTCTCCATACCAGATAGTAAGCATGTAGCAACCAGGGCTGATCTCATCAAATTCAGCGATGAGACCGGGGTACTCTTCGGCAACCTGCCCGGCCAGTGATTCAGCAGCTCCAGTATTCATCCCCTTGCTGCGCCGTCTCTGTGGAGCTGGCACCGCTGGTATCTCGTCCGTCGCCGGTTCAGCAGTTCGCACCTCGTCGTGCTCTGTGTCCTCGTTGACGACCACCGGCAGCTCCGGTTCTGGAATCGGCGATGGCTCTGCCTGCTCACCCTGTTTGGACTGATTCCACCATTGATCCTCTGCTAGCTTCTGCTCATCTCTCCAGATAGGCAGAGCACCGACCATATTACCCAGGTTGGGTCTTGGATTCTTTTTCCCTTGCACCATCTGCTTAGCAATAACATGGAGATCTCGAAACTGCTCGCGGGTTTTGATCTCATCAAGTTCAGCACAGCGTTCCTTCGCCCGTGCTATATCTACTGGTGAGTTCTCTAGTTCACGAAACCAGTCTAGTTTTTCCTGTTCTTCAAGAGAAAGAATATTTGTGGAAATTGAAGGAGGGAGGGAGATCTCTTTTGCTGGCAACGGATCGCTGCTCTTTCTTTCTTGGTATGTTTCCTTTGTAGTTTCCTTGTAAGATTCCTTGGGTATTGCATCACCACATTTGGTAAATCGATCTACTGCATTTGGTAAATGCATTTCACATATCTGGCAATTGGAATCACCACATTTGGTAAATGCATTTACCAAATGCAGTAGATCGAGAACAGCCGGAGGAAGGCCCAGATGAGCAGGGTAAATGTGGTGCTTTTCACACTGCTCTCTGATGATTTTACCCTGTTCATCTCCAATGAAATAATGCATTGTCCTGTCCCACTTCTTCACCGGGTTGTGTCTCTGCCCAACGATGCCAGCGGCAATGATTGCCTTGGTCTCTTTTATGACTTTGTTGATTGACCATGAGTTGTCCAGTTCTTTATCACAGATTCGCTCTGCTGACCCATACCAATAGATTTCACCTCGTTTTACTTTGTCCTGGTCCTGGCCCTTTGCTTTTCCAGCAATCCGATAGAGCAATTGATTGAAGAGAGCTGCCCGACACGCATCAGCGTCGCAAAACTTTTTAAAGCTCGGTCGGATAATCACGACCATCTCAGTCGATTGACTCATTGCTCGTCCTCGCTTCCATCTTCATCGTCATTTATAGCAGTGAAGACTTGCTTTAGTGTGTAAGGAAATTGTTTGCTCGGGGTAAACAGTCCATGTTTCCAGAGTGTGAGCAGTGAATTTGCTGAGCCAGTGATGTCATCTTCACTCATATTGTGAGTCTTCTGCGCACCCGCTACCGTTGCATGGGTGTAGCAGGCAATCAAAATAATGGCCGCCCCTGGAGGCATGTGCTGAGCAATAATGAGAGGGGTCAAACTCTTCTCAACACCCATAAACTGTTGTGCTACATGACGTAGTGCGCTTTCAGTAGAAAATTTCGCAGGTTTGCTGGTTGATATGTGAAACCTGATGGCTGAACGTTTCTTTTTGCTCATGGCCTATCCCCCTGATAGATCAAAATAATCTAAATAAGTCCAAGAATAATTTCGTAGCCCCACGAAGCTCCACAAAGCGTAGCAACGTGGCAGAGTTGTTGCAGCCTCACAGGCTGCTTGATGAGCGTACCAGCACTCATCAATTTCTCATCGTTTTCACTGGACATACACGGGGGTGTTGTGCTATGCTCATATGCGAACATGGCATAATGGTCCTGCGCGTCCAGTGTAGGATTCAGGATCCCCCGGATCCCCTGTGGCTTGTAGGATCACTCGTAACTAGATCGCGTGTTGGGCTAGTATCATGGCTGGTACCCCTTCGGGCGTCAGTGTTGCCTGTGTGCTATCGGTGTTCTCGGCGTCGTCACTGGTATTTGCCAGATTAGTCTCCTGTGCTGCTGCCAGCGTGGTGACGCCCTCTTTTTGCCTCACAGTACTTTCCTCCCTGATACTATGAAATACTGGAAATAATTCACAGTGTGATGTACTATACTGTGCAGCACACTGTATCAGCAAAACGGCTCATCGCAGCTCCAGACTTTGGTAGATTAAGGAGCATGCGGTGGGTCGCTTTTGTGCGTCTTCAGCCAATTTCCGCCTGCACGATCCCGATGTAGCTGAGTAGCTCACCCAGGGCCGCCCGGATTGCGAAGAGCTTGACGTGGTAGAAGTGCTCCACCTTGCCCTTTATTCGAGAGACGGTAAGCTCCAAGAATCCTGCATGGACGAGCAGTCGGATATGGCGAGATATCATGCTCTGCTCCACTGTATTCAACAATTCAGTGAGCCGTCCAACGCTTACCGTCTGCTCCGCCGCTGCCGCCAGAACGCGCAGTATCCGCAGTCGGCTCGGATCGCTGAGCGCCTTCACACGTAGCGCGATCAGCGATGCCTGTTGAACTTCATCCAACGTCGAGCATGCTGAGAGGGAGACAATATCTGGCATGAGACGTAGCGCCCCGTTATTGATCATAGTTAGTACCTTCTATCGCTGTTTGCTTGCATAACAAGCAGATAATTACAATGTGTTCACGAATCAACAATAGCTTGATAATAAGACCGTTGCTGAGTATCCTTGAATGGGAAGAGCGCGGTATGGACCAGCTATCCATGCCAGGGTCATCATTGATCCCTGATATGTTATTGGCAGCAATGCCTTAATAGTGATTGGGACGGCGACCTGTAAAGCCCTTGTGAGCATCTGGGTGCAAGCCCTGGTCTGTGTTTGGGCATGGATCGCCATGACTTCCCTTGCTCTTCCTATTTGATTAATGATGATGTAGAAGAAGCAAGGAATGCGATGGTCACAGTACCCCAACAATCCCCGATTCCACTGCACCCAGAGTACTACTACGCAGGCATTGACATTGGCAAAGATGCCCACGTCGCCGCATTCTATTCCACCTACCTGCAGCGCAGCGTTGGGCATTACAGCGCTTGCCCAACGCTTCCCTTTACAAATTCGCGCCTTGACTTTGAGCGCCTGGCGGGCGAGCTGCAGCGCTATGCCCCGCTCTCCCAGTGGCGCGTGCTCATGGAGCGCACCGGACACTATCACCTTCCGCTCCTGCAATATCTGCAGGAGCAAGGCATCCAGTGTTACACCGTGCACGTCCAGAAGAGGCCGCGCAAACAAAAGAATGATCGACGAGACGCCCAGGGCCTCGCCAACATGGTGTACCGCCAGATTGAACTGGGTGCCCTCCCTGATGACACTGAGCAAGAAGTACGCAAGGTCATGCCGATCTCGGAGGTAGCTCAGAGCCTCCGAGGGCTGACACAATACCGCTATGACCTGACAAAGCAGATCGTGCGAACCTGTAATCAACTCACCGCCATCAGTGATCTGTTGTTTCCTGAGTTTGCATTGATTTTCAAAGACCCCAACGGTCTCACGGCGCGCATTGTTCGTGAACGCTATCCAACGCCCGTTGATGTTGTCGCCGTGTCCCTTGATGACCTCAAGGACTGTCGTCTTCCCAAATCCACCAGGCCGGGCAATGCAGCATTGGAACATCTGCAGGAGCTGGCAAAGGGAAGCATCGGCATTACTGACCCTGGCCGCGTCGATGCACTGGTGCTGCAGCAAAGATTGCTGATCAAGCAACTCCGTGTCCTGCAGGACAACGAGGAGGTCATCAAAGCAAAGATTGCGGCTGTTGTCTCTGCGACACGCGAAGGACAGATTCTGCTCTCTCTCGGCAGCTTTGTTGGCACTCTTGCTGCCGGCGAGATCATTGCCAGCATCGGCTGCATCGAGAACTTCGCCAGCGCTGGCAAGCTCAAAGCCTACACCGGCTGGAACCCCATCGAGGACCAGAGCGGCAAATCCCAGAACGGCATAGCCCTCAACAAAGGAGGCAACAGAATGCTGCGACAAACCATGTTTCTCGTTGGCATGCGCGCCGTCAAGGACAATACTGAGTGGCGTGGGATCTACCAGCGTCTCGTGATCCGTCAATGTCCCTTCGATGCCAAGCTCAAACGCCGCAAGGGTCGCATGCGCCCTTTGTCCCGTATTATTGGTCAAATATCCACTATGATCTATATGTTTCTTCGAGCAGACGCGGACCTCGTTGCAAAAGCAACGCCCGGTACTGACCCGCCGAAGCCGATGTTGTATACTAGAGATGTCCACCGTTCGCACATCAATAGGCGACGATGACAGAGCACTGTGAGCATCACAGACAATACTCCCCGTTTTCCTGTGTAACATACCAAGTTGCATCGCGTTCCCCACATGTTCCCCAAACATCGAAGTTCTGTAAAACAACTCTGTCATTTTACATCCACAATGCACCATTTGGCAAGCAGCAACATCTCCTGAGAATCTGTTGTTCTCAACTTGATAAGACTTATAAGTCGATGATAAGTTGCTGCTCTTCTTTGTGTACATTGCGCTCCTTTGTATTGCTGGGCTTGCTTCGAGAGTAGATCGCGTGGTGCTGTCGCTCTTAGTTGTTACGCCATCGTTGTAGTTACTCAGCGTAACAGGATACTAACAGAATACCATAGGGCATTCTTCGTTGTCAACATCTTTTTGAGGCTTTTCTACCTTTTTTCTTCGACTTGGCCGCGGATTACTGCGACTAGGTTCAGGAATGCCGTCCAGGTCACCGCGTCGCCAAAGTGACAAGTTCTCCTGGAACAGCATTGCTGGTTTTAGGTTCCACCTATGACGCAATTGTCTAAATGCAACCGTAGTATAATCCTTGCGCCCCCATCGCTTTGCAAGGTATTTTGCCGCTTCCCCCGCCGTCAGAAGATCGTCAGGGCTTTCAGGCTTTTCCTCGTGTCCCATACATTGTTCCTTTCTAGTTGTTACGCTGTCGCTTCATCTTAGCATGGCAATTCTGGAATTGCAAGTTGTTACGCTGTCGCTTCATCTTAGCATGGCAATTCTGGAATTGCAAGTTGTTACGCTGTCGATCAGAATTAATGGGTCAAAACGAAGCTCTATAAAGATTATATTAATATCGATGAACACGCTAAATTCCTCCATAAACCCCTTGACATTACTCAGCGTAACAACTATAATACATATAGAAGTTACGGAGAGTAACAACAACAGCACAGGAGACGACGGCAATGGCAGCAAAGAAAAACAACGAGACCCGCGAGATGTACGTGAAGACCCGGAGGTCCTGGCACGATGGCAGTCGCATCGAGATCGACTTCACTTCCGAGGTCTCGGTCAACGGCGAGGTGGAGCGCATCAGTAATTACAGCGTGACACTGTGGATCTCCGGGGAACAGCACCACACTTGCACTTGCATGGGGTACAGCCGCTGGAAAAAGAATTGCTGTCATATCACGTTCTTCCTGGAAGTTGAAGAGATCCGCGTTACCATCGCCAACGAGTCGTCGGTTGCCGTTGCAGCGCCAGTGCTGAGCATCGATGCATTGATCGCTATGATCAACAGCAAGGCCGGTAAAGTGGTCATCCAGTGTGGACCCGCAGTTGACGGCAAGGCGTGGTTAGACGAGCTGGACGATGAGGCTAAGCATCGTGACTGGGTAGCAGAGGAGATCAAGGCTTCGTCGCTGGTCGGCAATCGGTTCGCGTTGCCCGTGCCTGCAGCAGCACTGAAGAAGACGGTCAAGGTGAGCAGTGAGTGGTTGCTAGGACAACGTAGCGCGTAGTTGTAGTTATCGAGGGCCAGCCGGGAGCCAGGAATCAATCCCGGTGAAGGGGTACCAGCCAATGGCAACAAGAACAGCACAAGTACAGCAGCGATGTCACTTTACCAGCATGGGCTTTGGAACCATTCTGGAGATCAGGGAGATCTCGCAAACTGGACTGCGTACGAAGATCACCACCAAACTGAAAATACAGTTTGATACGGGTCGAACACTTTGGAAGAGTCTCAGTGAAGTAGAGCTGATCTGAATCAGCGAAGGGGTACCAGCCAATGATCTACGAGAAACACACTCCGCAGGTCACAGTTCCATCGGTGACCTGCCGCGTCATCGTCGAGGCTCTGCTCTGCGCATGGTGTCTTGCTGAGCAGGGCATTGCAGCAGGCGAAGGTAGCCATGGTATTTGTGAGAGCCACCGGCAAGTGATGATGGCTCAGTATTGGCGATTGAAAGCAGCGAAACGAGGGACACACCAATGATCACAGAGGACTATGAGTTGTCGTCGGCATGGTCTTCAGTGTGATGATTGTGTATCGAGAGTTGTAGTTTGTTGAACGGGCGTCGTGTTCTCAAGACGCCCTATCGTTTATACTTTTGTAGGGGAGATCACATTATGACACAGGTACGCACCGTCAACATTCGCGGCAAGGAATACGTTGATGTCGCTGAACGCATCCGCCTCTGCCATGCCGATGAGGGCTATTCCATGACCACCCAGGAGCGCTATGAGGTCGCTGGTCGCTGGTTCTTCTCAATCACCATTGAAGTCAAGGGCAAACGCTACGCGGGAGATGCTGAGATCAAATTTGATGCCCATGCCAATACGCCGGATGGCACCAACCCGATGGAGTGTGCTCAGACCAGTGCACTTGGTCGGGCGCTCGGATTCGCGGGCTACGGTGCGACTGAGAGCATTGCCAGCGCCGATGATATCACTCACGCTCACGATGAGCAGAGGCGTGATCCAATCCTGGATGTCGAGGTCAAGAAGCTCAAGAAACGCGCCCTCGCTGTTGGCCTTGCCCATGACGCCGACGAATGGGTAGCGCTCCTCAAAGCAGCAGGTGCTGAGCAGATTGCGAATGCCGCTGATCTGGCAAAGGTCAGTACATTCATCACCGGCTATGAGCAACAGGTAAAGAGTGCTTAACATCGTCCCACGCGGCCAGCTCCACACGATCCGGGGTTGGTCGCTGTTCATCAATGACTATCAAGAAGGGGTACCAGCCATGAATAATAACGCGATTGTATGGAGCTACGGAGGCGGCACACAATCCATAGCGATGGCAATACTTGTCCGACAGGGGCGCTTACCCAGACCAGATCGCATTGTGATAGCCGACACTGGCTATGAGTTTAAGAAGACCTGGGAGTACACAGAGCAGTACGTGAAACCTCTGCTCGCAGAGGTTTCACTGACCATCGAGGTAGCGCCGCACAGCCTCTCAACTGTTGATCTGCTCAGTCATAAAGGTGAGCTATTGATCCCTGCCTATGACGCGACAAAAGTCAATAGCAAGGGTGAACATGCGAAGCTCCCGACGTTTTGCAGTACCGAATGGAAGACGCGGGTCATCCGTCGCTACATTGGAGGGGCAAAGGCCAATAAAGATGGGGTTGTGATGTGGATCGGAATGAGCCTGGACGAGCTGGGGCGATTGAAGCATTCTGGCGAGGAATGGTGCGTCAACTACTGGCCGCTCTGCTACGACGTAAAAATGAAGCGTGCGGAATGCGCCGAACTCGTAGAGCGGTATGGAATGCCGCCCTCCATCAAATCACGCTGTAAGATGTGCCCTCATCAATCGGACGATGAGTGGCTAGAAGTACAGCAAGAACCGGGGGAATGGGCCGAGTCTGTCGCGCTGGATGAGCAGATTTACCAGTCCCACGGTGTCCGTCTCCATAAGAGTTGCCAACCTCTCAGTCAAGTTGTGCTTGTCCCGCGCAAGAAAGATACAACATTATCGATGTTTGAGCAAGATAAATGCAACAGCGGATTCTGTTGGACATAGAAGGGGTACCAGCCATTATGTTGAATACAGCAAGTCTCGTCAACCCGGTGCTACTCAGCATCTTCTACTACGCAGACAATGACTACCACGCTACCCTATCCATCAAAGGTTCCAACGAACCTACTACAACGCTCACCATCATCTATGATAGCCTCCTTGCCGGCATACAGGTAACGACCATCGCTGGAGACAAAGAGAGCGATGTCCTCGCCGTGCAAGACTGCGAACTCATCAGCATCATTGCACGTCGTGAGAGCATCGTAGTGGGCATTGCAGTGTTCCAGGTGGACTGACGTTCCCCGGTCCGGGCGTTGATGGCCTGGTCGTGGCACAGATTGCACAGCGTCTAGCACCGGGCGCTGAGCTTTCCGCTGAGGAGATCCGAGCACTTACCATCGTCTACTGGACAGTCATTGCGATCCCTCGCTAAGCCATCGCTCTCTCATCGACTGCCCTGGATATCCCTCGTGTCCAGGGCGTTTTTGTGTCTAAAATGCTACAAAATTGGTGGCAAATGGGGTTGACATTGTTGTTATGTTACGTTACTATACATATAGATGAGAGAACGTAAAGGAGCAAGAAGCGATGTCAACTATCCATCTTTATTCAGATATCGTCTTGAGCAATGTTACCAGTATTTTGTGGAACATCAAAGAGCGCGGCGGGCTGGTCTCAAATAAATTCTTGATGGGAGAGTATGAGCGCCTACAAGGTTCGTGGGCCACGGATACCATCAATATTGCACTGCTGACAATGGGGAAAGAGCCTGCTTCTCAGGGAGTCGCCAGCGAAAAGCAGATGACAATTTTTGTTGAGCAGGCAAAGCGGCAAAATGAGGGACTCTTGCTGAAGATCGCCCAGTTGCGAGCAGCAAAAGGGAGATAGGATGAAAAAGAAGTCAAAGTCCGAGCAAATGTTTGGCAACACGCGAGCCAAACGCGGTACGCATGAATCATTGGTGATGCGGTTGCCGGTTGGTTTCGTTGATGGTCTCTATGCATGTTTGGAGTCAGAGGATTTCCCCGGTGAACCAAATAAGCGAGATGTGCTTGAATATGCGCTCAACATACTGAGAAAGCATGTTGAGGAAAAGACGGGAACGGTTGTTCCGTGGCCGTTTTACCATGAGGATGAAGAAGCACTTAGGGTATTATCTCCTGAAGAGAATCATTAGTATAGCGATCCGCCAGAGTGGCGCGATCATCGAGAAAGGAACAACGAGAATCATGACGAACCGCAAACCCAATCCACACAACCAACCATTTGAAGTGACTCCTGAGAATGAGCAGGCATTCATTGAGCAGTGCCAGACTGAGGACGAGAGTGCTGCCGCTGCACTGGAAAACCTCTATGCGCAACAGGAATGGGACCGCGAGCAACATGAGCAAGCCCGTGAAGCGTTCCAGCGCTCACAGGGCATTATCAAATGAGCAGCACATTCCACGAAACTTTAGAATCAGCCATGCGTTGGGGCAAAGAGCACTACCCCAACGCATGCCGACAGAAACACGCAGCATTCGCCAATAGTGTTGCCTATGCAGCGTATCGTATGAGTGGTGGCTATGGTGGCCCTTCAGTCAGAGAGCATGCAGCAAACAAGGCAATTATCGAGAGTGGCATTGATTGGCAAGATAAGCCAGAAGAGGAAATCTACGCATTTGTCGCTCCCGTTTGCTACGGGCCTTTGACTGACCTACATCGCGCAATCTGGGACGACCAGCGAATGCGAGATATTAGCTTTGATAACGATCCCGCTGATATCGCAGCACTTAACCGACACCACCTCAATTAGAAAGGACACAAACAATGGATACTATCAGAAGCGGAAGCCATGTCAGTTTTACCTTTGAAGGTGAGACGGTAGTGGGAACGGTAGAAGAAGAGGCAACACCGGAAGATAACCGCCTCCTCATCAAAGCAACTGAACCCGCAGAAGGCGGAGCGACGGAGATCGATATTACTTACGTCGTACCTGTCGGGGAGGTCACAATCGTTCCTTAATGAATGATCATGTACAAAGAGGCCACCGGATTCACAACTTCCGGTGGCCTCTTTGTACATCAGATAGACCTAATGGTTCAAACGCTGACTATCCTCGTACGACACTCTGCCACATGACATTGGACGCCCAGCATCACACGGCGAGGTGTCCCTCGTATATATTCCACGAGGCCATCATAACATAGCCTTGCTCCCCATGACAAGCAGCACGGTACGAGACCATCGTAGTGGCTCACTGCTTGTCCACTGGAGGCTGTGGCGGTATCGCTGGCATGGCCCTCGTTGGCATGTCGGCGGTTGTCGGAGTTGGCAACACAGCGCTGGCCCTGGGTGGTACCGCCGCCCTCGCTGCGGCCCATGCAGCCTCGGTCTCTTGTTGATGAGCAAGGCGCCGCTGATGCTTTGCAGCAAGCGCTCCCAGTGGCGAGGGAATGATGCTACTCATCGAGTTCATGGCCGATTCCAGCAGCGCAAAGACAGCAGCGCATTCAGTAATGATGATCGCCAGGTCCTGCCCCGGATCGCCTGTGAATCCTCCATCGGTCAGGATGCTCGCCAGGACAGAAATAGCAAAGAAAAAGAACATAATGGCGTAGTTAAGCCAGCGTGGAAGCTGGATATCCCGTAGGGTTGCGGCCAGCCCTACGGCAAGCGTCGAGATAGCCAAAGGAAGCGGCTGCACGGTCATAGCGGTGTCCTTTCTGGCCGAGATCATGGCATCGGTGACTGCGGATATGGTGGATACGACGGTGCCGATGACAACCTGATTTGTGGCTGCGACCCTGGCAATGTCACAGCAGGTATAGACAAAGTATCCACACGATGAAGTGATTCTGCGTCATCTTGTGGCAATGGTGTCACAGGAGGTTTCGCTACCCATTGCCGGCCACGGGCACCTAGTAGTGAGTTGCGCGGATCTGCCGGTGGTGGCACTGATTGTACTGCTGGTTGGCGTACTGATATCGTGATCTCAGGCAACATAGTTAACGGCGAGGTCGTGTGCTCCATAAGCCACAATCGCAGGTGATACAAGGGCGATAGCGATGTACCCACTAATGCAGCACTGATTGCCGCGATAAGCACGCTGTTGGTCACCACATCCCCCGTAGCGACGATTCTGTAAATCAATGATGAATAGAAATAAGCAAAACCGACCAGGATGATCAATGAGATCACGGAGTTTGCCCCCGGTGCAATGTCATCGTCGCAGAACAGCCCTGTGATGATTGCGACCAGGATAGGCACTGCAATAATGGAGTAATGCGGCAGTGTCAACATAGGCGATATCCTTTGTGAATAATTCGTGAATAATAGCAGAGGTTACACTATCTCGCCGTCCGGTCCGAAGAAGCGGCAGGAGCTGCCATCGACACGCCACTCGCAGCGAGCATTCGTGAATTGTTGGACTTTGAGCGCATTGCCGCCCCAGTCGGTACTGCTGTACTCACCGGTGATCGGTGGCCCGATGCGCTGGCCCTGGTAGATACGCAACGTCCATGCTTTCGCGATCCCCGTTGTGTATACTGGTGCTACGTCGCCGGGAAAGAGATTCGCCGTGCATTTCCACTCTGCCTCAGCATCGGCGATCTGCCATTTGTTCGGCGGTGTCACAACGTTTCCTCCATTCTGTATAAAATTAGCCAGGTCAGTCCAGGGAAACGCCGGGCCTGGACAGAGCGCTCTTGATTGCGGCATAAGCGATGCATGACTTTTGATGTGCGAAAAGGGGATAGTGTACTTCTGGCTCAGATGGGCAATGAGCTTGAATGACGCAGCTTTCTGTGAATTAGTGAGCGCCAGGCTATTGGTGAGGTCGTTGACGTGCTCGATGCTCAACGTATGGATATTGAGATTGTCGCCGTTGAACTGATCCCAGAATGGATCATGGCCTACTTCGAGACAGCAATTACCACCAGCTCCGTCCGCCTCAGAGACGTACTGGCAAACGACGCCAGTCCGGTCTATCCCATAATGGACAGAGGTCATCAATACAGTACTGCGAAAGTAGTCGCCGAGTTGCAACGCTGTTTGCGTTGCACTGCCACCTGTACCATGTAACACTATGGCGCTGTGGGTGTTTTGATTGATAAAGACGCGCGATGAGTCAACGAAATAATTCACTGCATTAGAATATTCAGCCATAGCTACTATCTTTCTGCGAGATGCCCCTGGTACGAGTATCTCTTTGATTTATGAGAACCATTATCAAGATTGGCAATGTCAATCTTGATTTTCTCTTTTGCCTCTTTGGTTTTGCTGTCTCCTGTGCTGCTGTGATGATCTATCACTATGATAGAGCACAATCGATGATTATGGAAGTGGAATCAGGATGTATTTAGCCCTGTATTGTGAGTTTTGAGAAGAGCAGAGAAATCCATTGACATCATAGTGAAGTCATGGTATCATAGCACTATGAAGACATCGTTATAATGTCAACACAAAGGGGGAAGTAAGGCAGTGCCAGCAACGCAAAAAATCTTTGGTCCTTTTCGCGTGAAAAATATTGGTTCCGATGGGAACGTCTATGAAGTCGTTGAAATGATCGATAATTACAGCAACACCTGGGAAGAACTGCGACCACGCAAAACCTATCTCAACCGTCAAAGCGCCTATGGGAAGATGCGCCGCCTCAATGCAAGGTGGCAGGAAGACAACGCACTTGAAGGGCATTTATTGGAGTACTGGAAACAGGTTAAGAACTAAGGAGGATACTATGCTAGAGGATGTGGCGAGATATCACAACTACACCCCCAATGAATTATTGGTTGCCATTGGTTCCGGCGAACTGGCAACTGTCTTACTACCTGAAGAGCAGCGATCAATGGCTATTCGCTGGCTCACAGTGCAATCAGGGCTTGCAGATGATCTGACGCTTGCTGAGGCGTTGATGAGTATTGCCAAGCAGTTGGAAGCGGCGGCGAAGCGTGAAGAAGAAGAATAACAGCGATCCCATAAAGAAGGCCCTGGTCTCATTGATAGACCAGGGCCTTCTGTGTCCATCGCGGGTACAGAGAGAATCAGGGAGGATGAGGTTTTACGGCGCTCTCTTCATCGATCATCTTCTTGATCACTGGCTTCGTGAACAGCAAATACTTGAGCAACACCAGGATCACGACCAGGGCAATCAATGTCATTTTGAGCACCAGCAATTGAATGATGCGTGTCTGCGCTTCTTGCTGGAGCAGCACTACGACGGGGTACATTTCTGAGATGTAGGGGCGTTCACGCCCTGCAACAATGTTGACTTGTGCCAGGTCCGGTACGCTATCAGGATGGGACAGGATGATTTTTACCGCTGTGGCAAGTGCCAAATAATCTGATTGAGCGCTGAGGAGCGCGATTTTTACCCCGTTAGATGGGTTGGATGGCAAACCAAGAGAGTCGTCTCCATTCATCAATCCCGCCTGCACCTTCTGAAAGGCAGGCAGTTGTATTTGTAGTTCGCCAACAGCCAGTGCGCGCCCGGTGGCAGGACGATAGGCCAGCGCATACACATTTTTCACGATAAATTCAGTACGCGCTAATTGCAAATTCGCCTGGCTCAATACCACCAGATCATTGTTCCCATTGGTCACAGGGATGGCCTCGCACATAGCCAGTGCAATGAGCAAGAAAATACTCAGTCCAAGCGTGCTCAGCATGGCGACCCGCAACGCTTTTGCTTTCATAGATGACCTCTCTCAACGGAAGAAATGGGTGATATAGCCCGTGATGATCCCGCCGACGATCAACACCACAAAAGAAACAATGCTTACCAGGAATCTGATCTGGAGCGCTGATTGTGTCTCTCGTTGCTGTTCATCCTTGATTCTCGTCTCTCGCTCCATCCCCTCTTGCTTCGACTTCATATCCACCACATCCCGCTCAATACGACTCACCGTCGTCTGAATATTGAGGAGCTGCAGATCATTCTCACGAGCAGGAACATAGGATTTGAGCTGCTCTTGCAGTTGCTTGATTTGCTGTTCAAGTGCCGTCATACGATAGAGCAGTGTCGGGATCTCCGGTGGCAATTCTGGTGATGACATTGCATTCCCTTCGCTTGGTTGAAACTTACGATTACACCCTCGCGCCAAGATCAACGATCCACGCGATAAAGAACAGGACAGCAAGGATCACGCACAGCACGAAGAACGACCATCGGTAGGTGTAGGGTGTTTTTGGCATGAAGTTGGTATCAGCGGCAAAGGCGAAGATGACGAAGAACGCAAAATCTGGTAACGCACTGCCAAATCCACGCGGGGGAAAGCTTAGTGCTGCTATAAGGATACTCAGGAAAACCATGACACACCTCCTCTATCACTGAACTTTCTGGATTACCCAGAAATCGCTGCTCAACTTACTATTTAATAGATACTGATATGGTATGTAGAAGAATCCTTTGTCGCCCCAGGTAGCGCCCCAGCTATTTTGGCACGTGAAGACCTGCCGCGCGTCATCGTAGCCAACGAGAAGTACGGCATGGCCGCCTAGCTCCTGCTCACCACGTGCGGGCATCGGGACTATCCCAGTTGTGGCGACGGTGCTGCTCTCAAACGATGAGAATACGGTAAATCCCACAACGAGCACATTTCCACCGGCCAGCACTGACTGCATGTGTAGCAGATCCTGTGGCACTCGCTGATACTCAACACCCCTATGCAGCAGTGCATCCTGGTAGCAGCCTGGAGCCGGATGTAGAAACTCATGATCCTCGTTGTAGGGCCATAGCTCCTCGTTGCATACGCCGACCCTGAGCGCTGCCTTGATGGAATTCCTGATCGTCGTGCCAGTATCGGCTTTCTTATCGGCCCGTGAATTGTAGTACAGGAACAATTCACTGTACGCAAAGTCTGGCTCGCCCTGTCTATGCCGGTCGTACCACAACATCCCCGTTGTCGCAAAAGCCGTGCAGGCCCCCACGTTGCCCTGGTCACGATCTGGCTCGCATTGGCCGCGTAGATCGATGCTGGCCGGCAATGGTTTCACGAACTTCGGCAAGGTGTAGTGGTGATCATCTGGATCATACGGATCCGGGATTCTTCCATAACGTGTCATAGTGTCCCTTTCTATTAATAGCCGATATCCGCACGCCAGCCAAACGTCACCGTTTGTGCAGGATTTACATCGACGTTAACCGTGAATTGTGTTGATGTCGGCGTTGATACCCAAAACTTTGCAGCACTACCAAAACTTGTCTGAGGCGTGACGCTAATCTGCTGCAGCGTCGGAGTCGCAGACAGTCCATGCGTCACGACCACGCTGGTATTGCCGCTGGTGATCGATGCAGTGCCGCTCTTTTCGGTAGTCCAACCATTGTTGCGTCTGATGTTGTTAGAGGTGTTAGCTCCCAGTCTGACGTTTACATACCCAGATCCACCGTTTGAGGTATCGAATTGATTCCCATCCACAATATTCCCAGTGGTGTTGTCATCGAGGAACACAAATGCCTGTGTTCCGTTCGTGCCAGAACCATCTGAATTGAAGTAATTATCAGAGATGGTACTAAAGTTACTATTGGTATAGATACCGGCTGCGCTATTGACTGTCCCGGCCGCTTTCCCGATATTCAGGAATTGATTGCAAGAGACGATATGCTTGTTCCCGAGCAGAATAATACTTCCACCAGCCAAGCTCTCAAACTGATTCCCGACGATGCGGGAAAAGTTAGAGTACGTCTTAATCCCGCCCCCACCTTGATTGGCGCTATTATTATTCGTGAAGATGCACCCCATGACAGAGCACAGACCGTTATTATCTCGAATACAATCAGCGTCTGATCCTGATGTCCCTCCCATCTCACGAAAAACGCAGTCTGAAATCATGATCTGGTCAGTGGAGTCTAGAGACAATCCTCTTCCATTCCCTGATACAGTGTTCCCGGCATCAAATAAGCAGGTTTCTACGAAACTTTGAACTCCAAACCCGCCTATCAACGTGCCGTTATGAATGTGGATGCCTTCACCATACGGGGCGTGAATCCACAAATGATGAAAGGAGCAATTTGTTGCGCCATTGGCGTCGATCCCGCCTCCAGCATTTTGGTGTGTGCCGTTGCAATCAATCTTGAAACTTGCTAGCTCTGCCCCTAGCATGCCAGATGTGCCAGCCAGGAACTTAATCGGATAATCGTTTACACTATTGGCAAGCGCGAGGATCGCTCCCCATCCTGCTCCAATAAGCCGGAAGCCACTAGTGACGGTGGCTGGAACCGTCAACGGGGCGCTTAGTGTATACGTGCCAGAGGGCATGAAGACGGTTCCACCAGTAGCTGGTAGCTTGTTAATTGCGTTCTGGATGCCTGTAGCGCCCGCACCGTAGTCGTTGGCGTTAAGGACTAATGTTTGTGCATCTGGTATGAATAACGGCATGAACCCACCTCCTACGTCAATTCTGTAATCTTCACACTGCCATTTGCCGCCGCCCATATACCATGAAAGCCTCCAGTGTAGACAGGTGCTACAGGCATCTCGAAGAACCCCTGTGCAGGGATCTGTACCGTGTAGTTGCTTGCGCTTGCAACGCCTGTTCCAAAGAGCAGATAGAGAATAGCGGTGGAGTCATTATAGAGGAGAATACCCTTCCTGCTCATGTTTGAAGCAATCAGCGATGTGTCAGCAGCAGCACTTGACACGCTCGTGACGATTGCGGTTGCTGATGTTGGCAGTGTGGTAGGCTGCGGTGTGGTTCCGGTCGGATCTGTGCGCATTGGATTGGTCGCTGTGCCGCCCGCAACAGCGCCACCGCTCGCAGGCAATGCCAGCCCGTACATCGTCATCGTTTGCGTGCCAGCCCCGCTGTCATAATCAGCCTGTATGTTGCTCTGGTTGACGGTCAATGTCCCCGCCAGAAACGCTTTAATAGCCTTGAGCAAACCAATCTGCGTATTGGCGGAACTGGCATCAGTTGTTGTGCCCTGCGCCACGTTTGCGCCGTCTGCGATGCTCACTGGGAGAGGATTTGAGGATGAGGGCACAGCCCCATTGAGTTCAGAGAGATTGATGTTCTGTATGGTCACGACTGGCATACCTCCTGACGGCGTGAACGATGTGCCATCGATGGATAACAATTCAGGATCAAAGACGCGAGGAGCTGGCTCGCTCAGGAGTTGGCACTTGAGGAAAATGTACCAGTTACCACCACTCGCAAGATCAGTATTACCGTATTGATAGCTAATCAAGCCCTGGCTTGCCGTCCCGCTAGGAATACTAAAGGTGCCAGATCCGATAAAGACCTCTGTCGGATCTGATTTATTGATGAAAACAATGGTCAGATTCTCCGCTGGCACCCCGGTCAAGTTGAGAGCAGCCCCTGCATCATCCTTCAGATATCGCTGATACGGCGGGCTGATGGCATCAAGGTAGCGCGGACTATTGCCGATCAATCCATCACGCGTTGTGAGTGTATCGCTCATTTGACTGCACCTCCTATAAACCGATGGCAGCAGCCCAATTCTGGAGATTGCTGCCATCCGTCGCATCAATCGTGTATTCATACTGCACAGTCCCATCTGCCCTCTGATACCCGCTCCTGGTCAATTTCATAATGAGCAACTGCCTATTATTCAGATTCAGTTCTGGCACAAAAACAGGCACCACCATACCGACGGTAAGCTTGTAGGCATCCGGGCGCGACGTTGTTGCCACCAGCTCCACCGTATCGTTGTTGCTGTTCCTCGCCAACAATCCATCAGCATAGACAATGGCATTACTAGACAGCATTCCTTGCCCGTCATCAATGGACACGACAATACCAGTGCCACCCTCGATGGCGGCGCGTGCAGCCTGCTCTGCGAGGTTGTTGCGGATCACCTGGTCCGGGAACTGTCCGACATACGAGAAAGAAATGATGTAACCTGATGGAATCTTTGCAGCGCCGCTATCTTGTCCGATGGAAACAGAGTTCACCTGCCAGTAAAAATCTTTGCCAACGTCGATACCCTGAAGTCCGACCGTCTTTGCAACTCCTGCAACCATGATCTTTGGCGCTGAATAGAGCGGATACTGCATGCTCCATGAGGTCGCAATCCCGTCGGCAACTTTCTCCTCTGGTATTGTGCCAGTGATACCGACGGTGTTCGTAACGATCTCTTGATTCCTATAGGTATCAGCGCTGCTCGTTGGCTGTACACCGCCAGTCGCTGCACCTTGTGTCGCTGGCCTGTAGAGGAAATCCGATGAGTAGAGGCAGAACGGCGCTGGCGCAGCAAAGCGCTCAGCAAACGTCAATGCGTTGTCATATCCAACGTGATACCACGTGTCACCGCTGAGCGTAGCAAGGCTCGTCATCTCCTTGTCATAGCCAAGCGCAAATGGCTTCGTTGGATCATGGAGTTGTGGAATCAGTGCCCCGGTAGCGATCTGTGGGCTTCTTGCGCTCGTGGTCAAGTCGAGAAGTTGCGGCGTGACACTGGGATCAGTGGTCGTGAGGGTGACCTGTGTGTACACGAAATCCGCTGTCACCACATCCCCGGCAGGGGTACCAGAAACATAATCACCTTGCTGCTGAATGCGCAGTTGATAATACCTTGATGTCCCACCATCATTTCTGAACCCACATTTTCCAGCGGCCAGCGGAGACCCATCAGTATAGGTCTGCATGACCGCGCCATCAAAGTACACTGTGATCACGCTCCCTAACATCGTCACGCGGATTCTCTTGTAGGGCGATGCGCCAACGGTTGAACGAGGCCAGGCGATGATCGATGCAGAACCTAGCAGCGAGCGAGTCCCGGCCAGCACTTTATAGAGTCGCAGTTGATTCGTGAACCCGCCACTAGCGCTATCATCGTAGCAACCAAGCTCATAATAATTCGATGAATCCACCATGCGCCACACCAACCCGCCTGCATCGCTCCTATCCATGTCGCAAATCACATCAATGCCTGTCGCTGAAATGGCCGTGTAGAGATAGAGGCCACCAGAGCCACCTGCGAGCGTGATGCGCTTATTGGCGGTGTCATAGGTCGCTGTGGCTGCACTGCCGCCGCTCTTGTTGGTGTTAGTGTAGTTGGCTGATGTATTCGCGGTAAACACGTCGATGGTCGGTGCTGGTTGGCTATTGAATCCTGGTAGAGGTTGCCCGCTGGTCGCAGTTGTCCAATTCACGCCGTCAGTACCAGTCTTGACCACGGCTGTGGTCTTCGCTGGTATCACGGCATTGTAGGAGACAGAGGAACTGCCAAGCCTGGGAAGGACAGGCGCGAGGCTCAGGGCAGGGTCTGGAAATTGCTTCACGCAAAAGTGATCAAAGCTTGCCGTGCCAGTGCCATTCGCAAAGAGCGCAAAGCCACCACTACTCATGATAGCAACAGGGCCAAAGGGCCGTACAGCATATGGCATCGGCGTCTACTCCTAAAAGATATCCGTGTAAAAGACGGTTATTGCTGGATTATTCGCATTCCCTTTCGCCACAATCCCATTGGTGCAAAAGGCTTTAAACACAAATGGCACGCCATTGACCGTCGGATTCGCCGGGATGAGACCTATTATGGTGCCGCTCCCTACACTGGCATTATCGTAAAAGAGCATCTGATTCGTGCCTGTGGTCGTCACGAGCACACTGGAGAGCATCGATTTGCCAGCGTATATAACCGTATCAGAGGCAACGCCAGCGGCAATGACGGCATTGTGCGTGCCGTCATTGGTGATCGTACCAATGACGAACTGCCCAGAAAGCACTCCAGCGGCCCTGTTCATCCCAATCAGTTCTAAGCCAGATGGGCCTTCGTTCTTCAATTGAAGAACACCCGTCGCTGTCCCGCTCGTGTACCCAGTCATACGGCACCGGAACCAAGGGAACCGCACAGGACCGCCAAAGAGCGTACTCGTCTCGTTGTCAATCGACGACACACAATGCGCGCCATCGAGGTTGCCGAGTCTGTAGAAGGTGATATCAATCGGATTCACACCATCAAAGGAACCCTGAAACGTCAGGGTTCCCGTATAGGAACTGGAGTCGATAAAAAGGTTGACCCACTTCCAATTTGATACATCCGTCCACGATACGAGATCGGCATTCAGCGATCCTGCCGATAGCCCTGGAGTAAGAAGGACATCACCCAAGTCAATGTTAGATCCAACAGGCATCTTTTGACCTACTTTCCGATTATTGAGCAACTGAGCGTGTACCCAGGAGTCGCGCTTCCACCTATCACCCAGCGAAACTGGATGTTTGCCCCAAAACTCTGATTTGTACTAAACCCCGAACCAATTGACGCCGATACCTGGGTTGGCGCAGTATTGCTGACAACAGACGAAGACCAGATGTTGTACGCGATGCCATCTGCTCCAACCCTGTCGATGAAAAACTGAATGGTTGGTGTAGTGCCTGTCTTCGCCGTGATATTGACATCAACGGCAAGCTCTGTATAAGGACCGACCACATATGGTCCATTAGTCGCCCCGGCGGTATAGGCCGTTGAAGCAAGGAATAGCACCGTACCAGAAGCGTGATGGAAGACATACGGTGCTGATGCGTTCGAGCCATCGGTAGTGACAATCAGCGAGGATTGACCGGCCTTAAAGCCCGCTCCTGGTACATATCCCTGAGCTATCGGGATATTGCCCGCGTCCACAACCGAATTACCAAACGGCATTTCTCTCTCCTTTCAAATCAGTCAGTTGTTGCAATAGTCCATGTTGACGGCTCCAGGCTACCATCAGCCCAAATGCGTCCATAGAGACTGTTCATACCGGTGCCAGTCACCCGAAATCGCAGACGATACAATACACCAGTGGAGAGCGCGACCGCTGCGGTGGCAAGAGTAGACGCGGCACCCGCTTGCTTCTTGATGATGCTGAGAGATGTCGTGGAAGCTGACAGACGATAGTAATTATTGCTATCAAAGTAGCGCAACTCTATGCCACCGCTGATCGTTGATGCTGAGAGTACGAGGCGTACCGTGCCATCCAGGTCTGTCCCTGTTCTGCTACCCAGGCGCTCATGGACATCACCGGTGGTGTTGGTGATCGTTGCCTCATTACTGGCTATTGCATCAGTGCCGGTGCCGGTCTTGGTGTAAGTCTGCCCATCGAATGCGGTGCCGAATCCCGATTGGTTGGCGCGGATCATCGTATCGATGCCCATCGGCGCGGTGCTACGCGTCCCTGATGCGCTGTACTGTCCGAGCACACGGACAACGAGGTTATCGATGGCTGGCAAGCTGCTTGCGCTAGAGGTGGTCAATGTGACACGGATCTTGAGCGTAGCGCTACTGAGTGACTGTCCCAGTGTCAGTGATGGCAATGCCGCACCGTTCGTGCAGGTGTGGTAGGTTGAGCCGTTGTCATATGAGGCTTCAACAAGGATGCTCGTATTGGTGAGTCCGTTGTATGAAGGTGACTTGTCTCTCCACTTGATGACGCTGTTGCCATAGTTGACGGCGCTGGCAAGGCTTGTTCCTGGTGATACCCATGTACCGGAGAGTGTTGCTGCCACGCCAAAGTTATCAAAGAGCGGAGCATACCCCCCAGACACACTAGAGCCTCCATCGGTAGCAAATACCCCCATGTAACCCGTCGCACTATACGTGCTGTCAGTTGTACTGATCAGCAGGATATTGTCCACATAGATATTATGGGTATTCCCAGAGACAACCACTTTTAAGCGATGCCACGAGCCACTTGTATAGGTAGGGTGTGCAGCCGCAAGTAAGGTCTGAGTGGTCGCACCGCCACTAGAAGAGTTTGTACCCTTCCCAAATCCAACAAATATCGTCGTCACCCAAACATAGTATGCGGCAGAACCGGCATTATTTTGCCAGCCGGTGGTTCGGTAGACAAGTCCGCGCTGTACCGGATCGGCAGGCGTCAACTGTATATCCACCTCGGCAGTGAAGTTTTGCCATTGCCCTACAAAGTCAAAGCGCGAGCGTGCTTCCGTGTTCGCGGTACTGAACCCCTCAAAATCAAAGGTACGATTGGTGACACCCTGTTGTATACCGCCAAATGCCGAATAGAGTGTTTGATTAACGACCGATCCATCATCCCAATAACGGATGATGCCATTCAAGGTGAGTTCATTGCTGCTATTGGCGACCAGGTTGGTCAGCGTCCCAGCGTTCCAATTTGCTTGCGTAAGCGCACTATAAGACACGTCGCTCTTTGTGGCGGCGTAGCTGGTGTAGAGGGTCAGGGCAACCTCTTCAAGCGCGATCAGACTGTCAGGCAATGCGCCGGGAAGGTAATAGAACTCATATTTGAGGTAGAGCGACATCCCACTCACGACCAACCCGGCAGGAAAATCAGGAAGTGCCGCACCATTGACGCAAGGGATAAACGATGATCTGTCTAGACTCCACTTCACGACCAGCACACAATTTGTCGGAATGATAGCCGCCCACGAAAGAAACGAGGTACGGTAGAGCTTCACCGGGTCAATAGAAATAGCGGAAGTTGTCTTGTAGGCGCTTGCACCATACGTATCGACGGCAGTCAAGCTGTAAAGATCATAGGTGGGCACAACCGACACGTTGGCAGAGCTATATCCGTAGCTCTGCAATTGCTGTGGCGGATTGGTCACGAGCGAACTAGCAAAAATCGTGACATAGGTCGTGGTCTGATCGGTGATGATAATATTTTTGAAATACCCTGTGTACACGCCAGGACTAGTGCCCGCACAGACGACTACTGCTGAAGTAACGGTTTTCCCTATGTGGGAATTACCCAAGTCAAGTAAGCGGTGATACCATCCAACCGTTGCAAGACCAGTCAAGTCATTGGCTGGGTCAGGGGTAATATTTTGCGCGTCTACATTGCCTTGCAATACGGTAGAGGTTGCGCTGAACGTCGAGCCATCTGAGAAGTAGAGATCAATCGCCATCTTTGCTTGCGGCGAGGCAGGATCGATGAACATATCGTATTCTAGCCAACGCGCCGTTGAGCTGATCGCAAAAGGTCCTGACCAGATCTGCACTACGATCTGGGTATTTGAGATGTTCCCGGCCAAGCTTTGCACAGCGACCATCTTGATAGCGCTGGTACTTGTTGGCGTCAGCGTATTGTTGGCTGCGACGCAGTTGGTCAGCGTCCCTGTAGCAAAGTCAGAGGTAGTTGTCTCGCTATAGCTCACATCGCTGCCTGCCGGTGACAACTCTAAATCCCCATCGCCAACATTCGATGCACCTACAACACCACTGAGCAGCCCTGTGCTCCACTCTGATGGCAAGCTATCCCGATGCAATCCAGCGGCAACAGTGACGCCCTCAAGTCCTGGCTGTCCGTTGAGCACCAGGTCGGTTGCAATGTCACCAGCGTACCAGCCGAGGTAGTTGGTGGTGTTCGCACCTTTGTCGAGGAGATACTGTTTATCGTAGCAGGTCAGGACGTGATCAACGGCTGCCGATGCCGGGCCATACTTGGTTTGCTGATCTGATTGGATGTAGCCCGCGTAGAATGTCCCGGTCACTGAGTCACTCACCACAATCAGATCACCGCGTTGAAATACAGCGGTGCCGGTGAGATCGACGATGGTGATCGTCAAGATACCGCGTACTTCCAACGTCTCTGCAGCACCGATGGAGGTGTCGTTTTTGACATTGTAGGTGACATTGTTGATGGTGCAGGATAACATCCCCATAGGCTATCTGCGACCCCCTGTTAGACCACGTGTCATTGGAGCGATAAATGGAATGGTCACTGCAGCCATCTGACGGCCATCGACATGGAGCTGCGCAATGATGGTGATAGGTTGATCTCCACCGCTACCGCCGCCACTGCTGCCCATTACAGAGGTCAGAGATGGCATAGTTGACCCACCTCCTGACAGGGCACTCATGGCATTCATACCGTTGGGGAAAATGCTAGCATGCTGTGGAATGAACATCGTTTCCGGGCCATTCTCACCAACCGTCGCGAGCTGGCCCACCGGATTGTCAATGACGCCCGATGCGAATCCGCTCATCGTGATGCCACCCATGCCACTCATAGCAGCCGCGACAGCCTTCAGCGCATCGCTTAGTTTACTAGTGCCCTCTATCAACTCATTGATGGCCTCTAAATCCTTCGCCAACCAATCAGCGATAGGCTTGAAGGCATTGGCTGCGTGCTCGCCGAGACGTTGCCATTCCGACCCTAGCGACTGTGATTGCGTTTCTGCTGCCCCGGTATACTGAATCATGCCCTCCATCATGTCCTGGTACGCCTGCTTGCCCGATAATGCGCCTGCTACCACCCGCTTTTGCGCCTCTGCTACTGAAACAGTTTTTCCTTCGGCAGTGGTCATTGCATCAGCAATCATCTGCCAGGCGGGGACACCTTCCTTGGCGATATTGTCGATATCGTCCTTCGTGACGACGGATTCACTCTGAACCTTATGCAGGCTCTCAATGACTGGCTCGATCTGACTTGCACTGCCACCCATTGCCGCTATAGCGTCGGCGACGCGCCCGATTTCCTTATTGGTGGTATCAGCATCCTTACCGAGCATCAACATACGCTGTGCGACATTATCAACAGCCTGTGCACCAAAGTCTTTGGCTGCAGCGGTATTTTGTAGTGCTTGCAGTTCCTGTTGCGCCTTTGTCGCGCTACCAGTGAGGTAGGTGAAGGCCATAGCGGTTGCATTGGCAGCATCGGTTGCCTTCGCGAGCGCTCCGAGCGCTTGGCCGACCATCTGAACCATCTGCGCGAACATCATTACCGCCATCATGCCATTCACACTCAGCAGATTGAATCCCCCGCCCGCATCTTCACTTGACTTTGCAGATGACTTCAGACTTTCCCCGGTGCTTTCCGAAGACTTAGACAGGCCAAGAAAGGAGGCAACTGCCATATCAGCATCCTGAGCGCTTTTCGATGAAGCGCTGCCCATTGCAGTGAGGCCACCCGCTGCAGCGCCGGTACTGGACGAGATAGTAGCAGTGGAAGCCTCGATAGCCTTGCTACTGGCAACGACTTCATCGGCACCTTTGGTAAAGCCGCTGGTATCAGCGATAAACTTCGCGGTTATTGTCTGGTCAGAATCAGCCATGCTCTTTATTCTTCTCTTCGTGGCAATTGCGATAATACTACAGACAGCGCATCGACCAGGCGCATCTGATCTCTCAGCTCACTCAGCTCTAAGTAAGCCATCCATCCAATGAGGTCATCGATTGATAGTCGCTCTAGCAGTTCGTCTATACGTTCGCAGTCAAACCGTTCTGCGAGCTGATAATAGCGGTAGAGTTCTGGATGGCTTGTAATTTTTTTTTGGCTTCAGCGGTCACGTCACTGTTAAGATCGCTAATCTCACGTACCATCGCAGCCAACCGCTCGATCACGGCTCCATCCTCGTCATCCATGAACATATCTCGATCTGCCGCTTGAAAAATTGGTTTGTGTGTCCCTGAGTGAAAGCAGCCGAGTCTTACCTGCTCAAACCACAGCCGCTTGGCAAATTCACCTGTTCCCTTGTGATGTTCTGTAACATCCGCGTTAAACGCGTAGTACTCACTGCGGCACGTACCGGAAAACGCGCAAAGCAGTACTTTCATGTTCCACTCAGGAACAGGTACAACGATCTCTTTGCGCTTATTCTTGCGCTGAAAGAGGTGAGCACGTGCCTCGACTTCACTAGTAAATTCGATTATTTCGTTTGTTTCATCGGTTATTTCAGATTTTGTAGTATCTTCCATGCATTCCCTCTACGACGTTAAGAAATAGACATCACGCACGCTGGTAAACGTGATTGCCTGTGTTTCGATGCCCTCGACTTTCACGTCATCTTTCGGACTTTCTATAATGCAGAAACACTGCCAGCGCACATTATTTGCCTTGTTCAGAAAAAGCTGGACGAGTACAAGCTTCCCTAGCACGCTAAAAATGCGGTTGTCATTGCGGTACGTCATTATTTTGCCTTTAGCATCCAGGGTCGTACCGGTGTTCTGTTGGTAGCCGCTAGGGGCCTGGAAGGTCGTCGTATCCTTGAGTTTTGCCTCAACAGTCACCTGATACTCATAGGTAGCATCAAGCTGCGTCGCGGTATAGTAGTTGCCAGCGGAGATCCTAGTAAAGGCGTTGGTGCCAGGAACGCGCGGTGTGTTAAACACGACCTTCCCGGTTGCCCACTGGAACACGTAATCCGTCACTGTCACCCAGGACGAGCTGCCATTCGGTGAGTTCTGAATCGTGAGCGTTTGTGTCCAGTCCCACGCGATATGCACCGACGCTTGATAATTTGTATGATCACCGCTATCGGTGCACGACTCAGGCGACGAAAGTGCGATGCTTGGCGTGCCCGTCGTCCAGACATCGCCGCCGACGACCGCGGCAATAGGATATGTCATCGCCTACACCTCACTAGTTCCAGACCAGCGGGCCAGTGCCTGTCAGGTCATACTCAGAGCCAACGACGCCTTTTTGCGCATTGGCTTTGTCCATAATCTTGTTCAAGATAGCTGTGCCACTCCAATAATGAGTGGCATCAATCCAAAAGTTATAGGTATCTGTAGCTCCGATGCCATTGTGCATCGCCGCCTGCGATGCATCACTGATATCGGTCGATCCATTGAATTTAAAGCTCCATTTCAGGATGCAGGTCACATGGGTCTCGTAGCTCCCTGATGCGCCAAATGATGTCGTGTTGGCAAGCTCCGCTTGAGGCCCACCGTCCCATTGCGTAATGTTGCCGATGACAGTACTGGCTTTCTTCACCTGGCCGCCAATTCCCGGTGTTGGATATGTGGGCATAGCTGCATACTCCTCTTACTCAAGTGCTTTCGGGAGACGACTTTGCATCTCCTGTTTTGCAAAGTCAGCGGCTGGCTTCAAGAACGGTTCCGCCGCCATCTTGCGTGTACCCTTCTCGACAAATGGCGCGTATTTCACTGCATTTGATAACTCAAAGCCATCCTCGGTCTGCGTGAGCGTATCGCCTTCCTTCAGTTTGCCGGGTTGATGCCACCTATCAACCTTCCCCCGCCACACCGGCGTGCTCTCGCGCATCACATCTTTTGCATCTGCCCCGATGCCTGCCATGATCTCTTTGGCCTGTTCAGGCACACGTTGCCGCAAGCTTGCTATCTTAGCCTCCCATTCGGCAAGACCTTCCCATTCGACCGATACACTGTCAGCCATCGCTACGCCTCCTTATTGCGTCAATGTGACTTGCCATAAGCTGGAGGTGAACACCTCCAGTACATGTGCCCGTACCCATATCCCATTGCGGTCCAGGTCAAAAAATTTGCCGCTCTTGGGTTTGATCTGCGAGAAATAGATATTCCCGGCACTTCCCAGCGTGATATGTTCCTGGATGGGTTTCACCAGCGCATCACGCACCGCGTAGAGCAATTGCTCTGCCGCCTGCGAATTGTCGAGGCTGGTCATCGACAATAGGTACCAGGACTGGTCATCTGTGATCTCGCCGCCAAACGCATAGTGCTGTGAGTCGTCATCACCACCGTAGATCTCCAGACATACCGAGCCATTTGCTACTCTGTCCGTCACATCTTTGATCTCGCCGAGTGCAACGAGACTGTAGGCCGGATTCCCGCCGATGGTAAGCGCTGTCATGTAGGTTTGTATGGCTTGAGCTACGGCGAGGGTATTTGGTGAACTGGCTAGCGGCATGTTACGTCCCCCTGACCTTGTCTACCACCAGTTCCATGTGATTGTCGGGAAATGGCTCAGGGTCATTGATCACACGATATTGTGCAAATGTGTCAGTTTTCGGGTCGGCGTTATGTAGATCCACCAGGAGATCCTGTTGCAGAATGGTCAGATTTGCCAGCGGATACATTGCATAACGCTGATAAGGCGCGGCACCGCCGTAGTATGCTGCTTCTTGTTGGCTCATATTGTCTTTTTGCATGGATACATTGGGATAGATCACGGTACCCGCTCGTAGCACTTTAACGACAATATCACTGCTCATGCGAACCTCCTCTGTATGCGAGAAGGTGCACGAACGATCGACGCGAATGGTACGGCTGAGAAATTGTCGAATTGGATACCGGTTGATCCTCCATTGGTCTGCCCTAAAATGGCGAATCCACCAGATGCTACGGCGGTATCCGTCACGCTCATATTCCATCCAGAGGGTTCTGCGGTTCCACTCTGCCATACTTTGCCAGTGATCTTCGAGGCGACGCACACCAACTGAGGCAATACTGACGACGCAAGGACCCCATACAGCACGCCTGTTGCGCTATCTGTCTGGACGCTCACTACTTGTAAGGTAGCGATCTGATGTCCTGATGGATCGTAGCCAGCAGAGGCAGACCTACCATTATTGTCAAGGGGAACCTGCCCAAGGCCCATTACGTCCTCCTCCTGTAGTTGCCTGAGTCGATTAAGTCTTCAGCTTGCATTTGAAATCTTGACTTCGTCACCTGTGCGTATTTGACTCGCCTTTTCCCCATCTGAACCTCATATGCCCCTTGACTACTCACGCTTTGAAGTTCGTCAGCCGCATAGAGCGCGGTTGCTTGCTGGATATCATCCGGTGGATAAGCAAATCCTGCCCTGTAGGTCGTGCGAAACAAACCTTCAGGCAAGACAAAACTACCGATGGGCAAGCGTAGATAGCCCGATGCTGTCTGGATACCGACCTGTGACGCACCCAGCGTTGAATATTGGCTATCGATGGGTAGCATGTGTTCCATCTTCAGAATTGGCGGCACGATGGGATAGCACTTCAAGAAAATGACCCTCACCAGTCCACTCGTATCGAAGTGTGGCGCGTGGGCCTGTGCGAGCTGCGCGGCCTGATTGAGCGCAAGCAATGACTCACTATATACATCACTGCTACCACTGCTACCTACGGTACTCACTTCTTGATAGCAGCCCTGGACGGCCTCGCCTGCACTATGGCTATAGAGTGTCCCCTGTGCGAGCGTAAGCGTACCAGGATAGACACCTGACCAGTTCGCGACCTGGACGCCGCCTGGCGTGAGAGCAATGATTTCCTGTGTGCCGCCAGAACCGATGATCACGGCCTGCTCTTGCCCATTATCGAAGCCGAGTGTGCTGGTGACCGGCAAAGATGTTCCACCGGCAGCAATGCCACCGACACCGACCGTAGTGCTACCGGCCTGGACTATTCTTTTTCGCGCATAATTATCGACTCTCCTACTAGCTCTTGCCATGAGCATATCCATCGTGCCCACAAGCGCCGACATCTGCGTGATTTGCGAGGCGAACGTGAACGCCTGCGGGTACAGACTAAATTGTCCTGGTGAGACGTATATCCGTGGCATCGCTACTCCTGGATCATCGATCTTGCTCGCTGTGCCTGCGTGAAACGTTCTTGCTCATCGGGTGTCGGTAAGCGATAGGCTTCTTGCGCCAATAAGGCATCAGCATCGTGCTTCAGCACCGCGTCAGGATAACCATCAAGGACTGCTATGTGATCCCTGACAGGATAGTGACGCCTGGACACCGATACACCATGTTCAGCTTCAAGCGTGATGATGGCGCTAGCATTCCGACAGATGAGCAAGATCGACATACGTTCCTACTTCCAGATGATCGTAGCGTCCACCGTCGCCACACCTACGGTAACACTGAGTCCGGTTGAGAATGCCACGTCATAGACCACGGTGAACGGCGGTATTGCCGCAGCAAAAAGCATCTTCCCGATAATCGGCGTGGTATTGGTGAGTGCGTCATCCAGTTCAATGGTGCTCGTTGAAGTTGGCGTATTCACGGCGACCGCATGTAATACCCCTGCACCGGTTTTTACCAACGTCGTGGCAGCAGTGGTCACGCGAGTATAGTTGTAGCCACCGATGGTCACAGTGCCTTGCACGCCCAACACAACCGGCTTGAAGATTGCCGCTGCTGCTGCCCACGCTTTTGATGCAGCGATGGTTGCCTGCGGGATCACAGCAGTTGTATTCCCCAGATACAGTGACAATGACCCGAAAGAGAACAGCCCGGATGGTGTGGTCGTGTTCAGTGAGGCATCCACTGTCCAGGGCGTGCCGGTCACTGCCGTAATCGCCTCGGCTGTCGTGCCAACCGCCACGCCCATGAATGCGAGTGCGTTGGAGGTGGAAGCAGCGAGGGCAGACGTGGAGGCCGTTGTCCCGGTCCCGGTTCCTAGTGACGATTGATCGGGTTGCGCCTTTGCCTGTGCGATCAGTCCACTGACCTCGTAGATCTCCACGCCCATAGAGGCCGCTGTGCCTGCATTGGTCACTGTGACCGTGTTCACACCACCCAGGATGTTGACCGCATAGAAGATGGCGGTCTCAAATGTCGTACTGTTTGGAGCCGTGATGGCTTGTGTGTACGTGTTGCCGAGGGCGTCGGCAACAGTCATCGCCGTACCGTTGCCACAAGCGGCCACGACAATAATGGAGTTCCCGGCAACGTTTGGCGCATTCGTGAAGGCTTGCGCGAGCGTTGCCACACTCCCAGTACTGGCGCTGCCTGCCTTCTGCACAATAGCAGGCGTATTGACTGCTAGCCCTGAATTGACCGACGAGATTGCAACTTTTCTTGCGGCATAGGCGAATGGCTGGCCTACCGCCGCAGTGCCTGCAACATTCTCGGATACAACATACTGGTTATTCGTTGCGTCCCATCCGTCAAACTCAATCGTGCGCCCGTTGCCATCAATTGGCTGAGATGCTGGTAATGCCATGATCGTCTCCCTTCCTTCTCCTGCTACTAGGCGCTGTAGACGCTGGATGCTTTGGACATGAAGCCAGGACCACGAACGGCCAGCACCTGGTCCCCAGTGAGTGCGACCTGTTGCGTCCTGGCATTGATGAGCGCCAATGGCACGGTCTGCATTTCATTCACCACCGGAACACACAAAATGTCCGGGTCACGTGGTAGCAAAAAGATGTCTTGCAGGTTGTGCGAGGAGCTGATGCGCGGAGTGGTCGCTGCGTCAGGGATCGCCACACTGGAGGCGGCGTTCACCGTGATGGCATTGAAGACGGAGGCCGTGTTATACGTTGAGGCCGCAGTAAGCACTGCACCGGTATCGGTGAAGGTCACACTGGCCGTAGGATCATCGGCAGCGTAGGTGGTCGCCGATACCACTGCATACAGTGTCTCGGTACCCGCTGCGCCATTGGCAGTGGTACGGTGGATGCGATAGAGCAGATTCTGCCGTGTGTTCCCGTTGGCATCAAGGATAGTTGGTGCGCTCCAGGTAAGGACGACGTGCTGGCCTAGAGTGATTGAAACCTGTGTAGTTTCCGCAGCCAATGTCAAGCCGTAGTCGGTCAGACACTCCACTGCATAGTAGTACGTGCCAGTAGCAATAACCCCGTCGCTACCTGTCGGCGAGGCAGCGGTCACAGTGCCCATCGTTCCCAGCGATGTCAAGAACGAACTTTCCAGGAACGGTACACCGCGATACGTTGAGACCTCCAGGCCACCATCGATATAGTTCTTGTTGTCGGTGATCTGACCGTTGAGCTGCCCCCGGTCGTCGCGGGGGTACAGGGTCATCTTCCCCATCCACCTCATGTCCTGGACGAACAATCTGCCACAAATCGAGAGCATTTCAGGAGAGAGCACGAAGGCGTAGTTAGAGCCAAGCGCCGAGCCTAAACTCCGTTTGTTTGCATCGATCAGGGCGTCAAAGAGCGCAAAGGACGGCGCTGCGTTGGCAATGGTCTTGTTGCCGACTGCCATCAAGAGATCGGTACCATCCCAGGCCGGGCGGTAGGTGTTCGCTGTCGCACCCAAGGAGCCATAGAAGTTTAAGGCTTCCTCGAACCACATAGCAGACTCACTGGCCGCCTGTAGTTCCAATTGCATCAGGTCACCGTTGACACGCGCAATCTGGATGCTGAACTTTGCCAGGTCCATGTTGGATTGCCAGTGCTTGATTGCGTAACTGATCTGCGTATAGTTGGACGAGGTGGCAGCAGACGAGCCAGTGCCTGACGTGGGCGGTGCTTCAACGACCATGCGCGTCGCAGGGTAGTTGGTTCTTTTATTGAATATGTAGGTCGGCGTATTCCATGTACGCCGTGGAAACAGTGTTCGGGTCGCGGTGAATTTGCGCGTTGCCTCGAATAGGGCCCGATCAATCACCGGCTGGTATAAGTACTGAGCACCGCTCGTTTGTGAGAGCGTCTCTTGTATCTGTCGTAGTGTAGCCACTGTTGTCACCTCTGGCGAGGATTGGCAACAAAAAGGCCAATCCGTCGAAAACTCATCGAACGAATTGGCCTAGTGGCTGTACAGCCTAGTAGCCTACGATCATTTCATTATAAGTATTATAGCCTATCTACGATACTTTAGTAGGTGTCTCCTGCCTTTGTTTTTCTAGCGCTTCCCACTTTTGCTCTAACTCTTCTCGCGAGTAGAAATGAGCAGCACCGCCGCGACATGACTTACACTTCACTTCTATTCCCCCAGGAACAATAGTAAAGGTGTGGCGATACCATACAGGGCATTCCATTCGATATCCCGGCGTGTTGCTCATGCTCTATACCTGCTCGTGTGCAGCGACAAACGAGCCGACATCCCGGCCCATTGCGTTCGCCTCTGTCTCAAGCAACCGATAGGCCAGAAATGGCGCAAGTTCGTGCAAGGCAACGGATGGATCGACGCCTTGCGGCCAGGGCACGCGACGATTCGACAGTGCTTTCCAGTTGGTAGGCTTCAGTGTCCCGGCCAAGTACTCACCTTCTTCGTACAACGATTCAGGAGTGAGTGTCGAAGTCTCTGTCATAGCGCTGGGGGCCTGTGTCTGGCGCTGTGACGCCTCTGATTGCTGCGTCTCCAGCGCAGCAATCTTCGCACGCAACTCATCCACCTCTTCCTGCATCGTCTTTGGTAGCACCACATTGTATCCTTTGGCCTTCAATGCCTCCAACATCTCTGCTTCAGTCATTTCTTCTTGTCCTTTCTGACGAGCTGACTCGCCGCTATCATCATCAGGGATTACCATCACCATATCAGTATCACCGTCCTGGTCCGGGTCCAGTGGAATACCAAACGACTCGTTGTAGCATCCTGCACAGTCCATGCCGCATGTTTGCGCACTGGCATCATGAGCAGCGGCAACACGCCTGGCGTGCTTCATTGCTAGTGCCCGGCCAGCCTCAGACAATTCTGATTCAACAAGTGCACGGAGCCTCGCAGACTCAGAGCCATGCATGGGTTTCAGGCACTCGTCGAGCACACCGGCCAGATGGTCATGCACCTTCTGATGCGCCTGTCTGTCAGGAGTCATGCCTTCAGTAAGGCCCTCAGCAAGCACTCTGAGATACATCGGTATCTCGTCCATGCGAGTCTCCTCTTTCTCGTGTCGCGTCGTGTGGAGTGCCTGGACAAGCACGGAATCCACCAGGGGAAATGCTTCTGTATACGGCTCCTGGCTCCCAGATTCATAGAGCACCTGCTGAATGCGCGCTGTATCCATAAGTCCCGGCCTGGTCGTCAAATCGATCCCTAGCAGCTCCGGTTCTACGCCCTCTTGCACGATGACCAGCGGCAGATCGTAGCTGCGATCATGCGCCAATTCCACACCCAGAACACGCATGCTCTCCGAGCGGAGATAGCCACCTTCAGCAAGCGCCAACATATCCCAGGCAGTTCTGGTATCAGCGAGATCCAGATCAGCCCAGAACTTGCTATTCTCTTGCCAGATCCGGGCAGCCCGCCCAACAAGTTCGGTGTTTGCGTTGCCGTTCGCTGCTTCGTGGCTCACAAAGCAAGTGATTGGCAAGTCATCTGCAGCCAACTTCTTGACCGCGCTCTCATAGATCCGGTCACAGGTGGCTTTGGGATAGATGCGACCATTGAGTGAGCGAGCGTTGTGCTCTAGCCAGCAGACGCGCAATGTGGCGATCTTCTTGAGTGGACGCCGTATCGTGCTGGCAATAGTAGCTGCAGCCTCTTGCTTCTCGCCACCATCTTTGGCTGTATCGGGCAATCCACCGGTCAGCCCTAGACGCTTAGCAATCGCCTTGATCTTAGAGCGCACAGCATCAGGATTATCAGCATGACCAGCGAGGCCCCAGGCGTCCCCAACGTCAGAGGCATCTTTTATGGGATATGAACCGTCAGGCCCGGCAAAGTTCTCAGGATGTTCTTTGTGGTAAGCATCGCGGGTTGCCTGAGTCCACTTTACCTCATAGAGCACTTGTTCTTGTGTCGCTGCTGTAGTCACTCTTTGTCACCTCCTGCATAAGGATACTGGACAGGCAAAGTATCAGGATCGACGCCGTGCAATTTGCAAGATTCCGCATATGACATACCAATCGCAGCCTCAATCCGACGTTGCAATTCGCTATCTGAGAGTGCTAGAGCCTCTTGAATGCTCATGATATGGGTATGCTGGTCGCTAAGAGATATATAGAGTTCCCTGTCTTCATCAGTAGCCCCTGGTGTCGGTATCCAACCAGCCCAACCCAAGCTCCCGTGCTTTGGTGACGATGCAAGTGGGTGAGTGTGGAAACGGCTCTTTTCGCACATGATCATGAAAGGTCTGACCGCCATTGCAAAACGGGCAGAGAAAATTATCATAGGACGCATCCTCATCAAAGAATACTGAATCCCGTTCTGCTACTTGCCGCGCAATCTCCCATAGCACCTCTATATTAGACGGGAAGATTGATGAACCTGCCGGGATAACCACCAGCTCTCTATCTGGATAGTATTCATGCGTTATCACGGGATGCCATTGACCATCTTTGTCGATGATGCCACCTGTTGCATACTTATTCTCGCTCACGTGGCACCTCCTGTATCAGTCGTGCTAACATCGACTTCTCTTGTTGCAACCAGGAGAGCAGAGAAAGGGCTTGCTTCAGGTCGAGATACATTGAGCTTGATTCACAGTCTCCATGTCCACCGTGAATATAGACAACTTTGCTGCCATCGCACGCACCATAATCTTCCTGCAATTCGACACCAGCGTGATAGCTATGATGAGAGTCGCGATCATCCAGATTGCCATCATGCTTTGCCTTCGGCTCGTGCAACTTTTCCATTGCAAACTTTAGTAAATCAGCGGCACGATCCATCATCTGAAGTTGAAGCAGCGCAGGTAGTTCTTCACCACGTTGATATCGCGGCTCTTCATCGGCTCGGCACATCATTAACGCATAATCGTACCCGCGAGCAGCAATGGTTGATGAGTCCATGCTGGACACTCCGAGTTGCGCCATAAAGCTCACCAATACCGCTAAATTATTGCCCATGCGAGCCACCTCGCCAGATTGTTCACTCATTGCTCCACCTCAACAGCCGTGATATCAACTTCAGGATCAACGCTCTCCACTGTACGCACCACCACATCGTTATCCTTCACAAGAAGATGCCCGGATGCATCAGACTCATGATAGGTGATCTTTGCCGTATTGATAGCTTCAGCATCAAGCGTGATCACGATTCTGAAGACGTTCGGGATAGACTCGCCAGTTTCAGCGTCCACGATAGAAACACCTACACCAACAACTGCTTTGTCTTTCTCGGGGTGGCTTTGAATACGCACACAACGGTTGTACACCGTCTCAGTTGCATGACCAGGACAGACATAGTATCTTGATTGGCCCAGATTATTGAGTGTCTGTGCAACCTTGCGTGCGTATGGCCCAGTTATACCACTACAGATCGGGCACGTAATGTTATTGCTCATGACTCACCATCATCTTTCCTGACCACTTCGATACTGTGCCTACATGAAGGATGTGCAGGCCACGACACGCCCAACTGCAAATATTCATTAATACCGTAGTCATGACCCGCATAGTCTGCACAGGCATCAGAGCTACTATAGCTCGGCACAACCTTGATTCTGACCTGATCAGTTGAGATTGTCGCAGGCTTATTCGGATCTGTCGCTGCATCTATGATATCCTCTATCGCTGTCATACTACCATCGTTGGCACCAGTTCCCCATGCCACATTGGCGATCTGCGGCGATTTGTAGGCGCTGTAGCGATCAATCCAGCCGCCGACCTGCTCAGCCACCTTCGCATCAGCGGTCAACCCACTCAGGAAATTCGAGAGCATTTCTTGCATCGTTGAAGTGATCGACGCTACCTGCTCACGGCCCCATGAGAGGACATCGCCAACTTTCGAGAACAACCCTTCCTCAGTAGGACTCTGGGCCAACCCAACAGCGACCATATCGCGCTCGTAGGCGAAATGCTGTGCTGCTACGTTGACCTCTGCCAGCTTTTGTGCTAGCTCTGCCTGCTCCTGGTCACTGAAGGTGTAGGCACTGGCAGCCGTAGCCGTCGTAGGCGATAGCGATGCACCACGCTCTTTCATCGTCGAGAACAGCGATGTTATCCAGGATGTTAGCTCTGCTTTGCCTTGATCGGCTGTACTTTCACCGGTAACGCTGTCTCGGCCGAGAGATTCTTGTGTCGGATATAGCGGTTCGTTGCCCTGACCCTGGTGCGTCTCTTGTTCTTCATGATTCTCCTTTGTCGGTGGCAATGAGTCACCGCCTAATTTGAAGAAATGCCGCGTATCCCCGACAGCGAGACAAAGGGTATCGAAATGCAAGGGAACATTCGAGATATCCTCAACTGGCATGGGCGCATCGCTATCGATGTAGGCTAGTGTGATATGTGGATTATAGGTAAACGTTGAAGCAGGTTCATAGCCCATTGACGTGAGCACATCGAGTAGCTCGTCGTGAAACGATTGAAGCCCTTCCATATCCACGCTCGCATACACAGGCGTCACATCCTGCCCGTCAGTGATGAAGCGCCCGATGCCAGAGACACGGCCACTCAATGGCTGCATTGTTCTCGCAAAGAGGTCAATAGTTCCCACTAAATGGTCAATATTCCCCATGAAATCGGTCGTATCTCCCAGATAGGCCAGGGTGATATGCATGTCTTCTGGTGGTTCACCGCCAGGGATAGTGAGCTGCTGTGATGTCTTTGGATCAAGGGTGAAGGCGACCATCATGCCAGTATGTTGTTGCACGACGGCAGGACGATCTGATGCGCTCTCTTGTGACCCCTCTCCTTCACCGTCATCTTGCTTTGCCTTCTTTGCTGGCGTCGCATTTGATGTATCGCTTTGTTGTCCTTTTTGCGACAACGCGGCTTCCGGGTTCTCTTTGGCCTGCTTCGCTTTGGTCTGTGCCAGGTCAGCATTGGCTTTGGCCTGGTCGAGGGTTACTTGCGCCGTTTGCTTCTGCTCATTTTCGAGATCCTTCAATCTAGGCACCGGAATTACTTCGCGGGTCACGACAATCACCGGCACCTGACCAATACCATCAGGATAGGCGTCTTTGCCTTCTTCCTGGCGCACTTCATCAATAAGCCGTGTCCCATTGCGCACCTGCATATCAGCAACCTTTGCAAGATCTGTTTCTGAGCGGAGGTCTGCGTAGCGTGTCGAAACATAGTAGTCTTCACCAAAGAAGGGGTGAATCAGCCGATAATTAAACTTCTCGAAAAAGCGGCGGCGGCGCGGATCACATGCGATGTACTGCAAGATCTTGCGCTGGCTATCGCTCATATCGGTAAGTCTATTGCCCGTCTCGGAAATACAGGCGATAGATGGAGGCACGTGGAAGTTAGCGAGGACGATAGATTGTTGTCGATCTAGCCCTTTGTCAAAGTCGATATCAATACTGCCTTTACCCATCGGTTTGAGCGTCGCGCCTCCCCACGCCACAAACGGCGTCTGTGCATTCTTTTCACCGGTATAGTTGGCTTTGAACCAGGTCAGAAAGCGATCAGCTTCGTCTTGATCGCTGATCCCCTCAACGCTAAAGGGAAACTTTGCCCCTTTTTGGAAGAAGGTTGTCGTCCAATTGACCATTTTTTTGTCGAGGAGGATCGCGTCCTGGATACCCTCTAACGGCGAGAATGGATCAACCTTAGCGCGTTTATGGGGATTCCACCATCTGACAATGGTTTTCGGGTCCAGCACATTGACCACGCTGGTTGAAGTCAATTGCTGCTTGTACCGCGTGACACGGCCATATTTGTCATGCTCCGTGTCCATCGTTAAGCAATCGATAGGAAAGAGTTGGTAGGGCTTCCCCTGCTTCATCGTAAATTCTGTGAAGCACTCACCGAAGATGTCTTCGTCGGTGAGCTGGTCATAGACATACTGATCAAAATCCCAATCCTCATTGATCCGACGCAGGAATGCCTCGATATCATCGCGTTGGCGTTCATCGGGTTTGTCTACGCGAGGCTCAATGGTGTATCCCCCAGAGGTAATGTAGAGGGCGATGGTGTCTATACAATTCGATGCCCACGGATTGGCGAGGAAGATGGAGAGCAGCGTTTCTTTGCGCTCCCGTGGCGTCATCCCCATCCAGTTTTGCGGTGCGACGTTGTAGCCGAATGCGCGGCCTTCATCCCAGGCCAACGACACTGCTTGCGGATTCTTCGATGACGCAGCCTCTGTCATGATGTGGCTATCGAAGATCAACGATGAGCGTCCTCGCGCCTCCTCTGCCTGTTTGAGTACTGCAATCTCCTGCACAGGAGGCACAGCGACAAGCTGCGTAGAGCCACCATAGAGCAGCCAATCAAGCCATCTCGGCATACGCATTGTTATGTGCCTCCTTTCTTTACGTCATCAATAAAATAGGTGAGCGGCGTGGATTTGCACCACGCATGATGGATGGTCTCGGATGTCTATCTACCCAAAGGGCATATCCCGTGATAGCCTATCCTAGCGTCTACTCTTCCGCCACGCTCACATGATTATTCGTTTCTCGCAATGGCTGCATTGGCAAACATTACAGCCTCTTCCAGGTTTGTCAGCGCTAATGATTGCTCTCGTGATAGTGGTGTCAGATCTATGATGAGCAAGGCTAGCTCTTTCGCCTTGTTCCGTAGTTGCTCATAGCGCTGTGGTTGATTTCCCTTGGGCGCGTGATAGGTAAAGTTTTGCTCAATCCGCTCAAGAAGCATCTGCCTCATTTCTTCTGCTGTTGGCTGCAAATTAACACCCTTCCTTAGTAGTAGTCTATCTGTCCAGCTAACTCCTCCCAGCTCGTGAGAGGTATCGCCTCTTTGTTCTCTTCGACTGCGAGCAGGACACCACCGCCGCCTTGTCTTGGTGTTGATGCCGCGAAATACGCTAAAGCCAGTGAGATGACCGCATCATCATGTGCACCCTTTGGTGCTGAGTAGGTCAACATTCTGCTTGGCGTCAACTGATATTCAAATTGCCGTAACTCATTGAGCATCACCGGAATATCTGGAAACCCGATGTCACGATGCTGAATACCAAGTTGCAATTGTTCTACCAATGCCTTTTTACTGGCATTGGTAAAGAGATACCCCTCTACCGAAAAATGTCGCCCGCGCTTCAGTTTCTTCAGTTGCTCCAGGAGCGGATCGCCCACGCCGGTCATGTCAATCAAGACAAATGCGTGAAACTTATCGGCGACCGATGCAACCATTTCAAGCTGTACGGTATAGTCGATCTGATTAATACGTTGCCAGTACACCACCTGCCTGGTATGGCAGTCGATCACCGTCACGACACTGTAGTCCTGGTACTTCGCTGGATCAAAGCCTAGAACATACGCATGGCCTGCTACCCGCTCGTAGTTCGGATCAAGTTTCCCCTTGATACAGGCATCGATCCCCTTAAAAACGCCCGCGCCCTCTTCCAGGAATCGTGCATCATATTCCTGATCAAACGCGTCATCTGGCAGCTCCTTCTTTGCCGCTTCGATCTCTGCCTTCGGAATATACGGGTTGTCCGATGTCCTGGCATGGAAGCTAGCCCAATCGGGATATTCCGGGTCATCGCCGCGAGCAAAGAGTTGAAAGAAGAGATTGCGACCCTTTGGGGTCCCAATGATCAGTGCATAGCCATTGGTATCTGAGAGCGCGGCCCGGATTGCATCGGTCCAGATTGCCGGATCTCTGAGTGCATCCCCAGCCTCATCGATCACCAAGAAATGATAGCCTTCGCCGCGTATTGAGTCGTAGTTCTCCGCGCTGAAGAACTGAATGACCGAGCCATTCGCGAACTCAAGGCGCAGATCGCTGTCAGACTTGCGAACAATGATCTTCTTGCCAGACTTGGCAAACGCCCGACGAATGAAGCGGTAGGCAATCTTGCCTTGCTTAAACCAGGGAGCCACCCATGCGCAATTGGCATGCTTGTGATCGAGGGCAAACTTGACGATCTCATTACAGGCCATCAAGGTCTTGCCGAACCGTCTGCCGCACGCCACCACGCGAAAGCGGATCTTGCTCTTATGGATGCGCCGCTGTCCTCGATGCGGACTATAGAGCGTTATTTTCGGTTTTGAAGGTGCACTGTCTGGCAAGGCACTTATGCCTCGCCTTCTTCCTCATCCAGGGAGCCGCCGCCCCATTCGGTTACATACTCAACTTCTATAGGGCCGTCATCTTTCCCTGTCAGTTCCACTTTGTCTTTATACTTCTTCGGCATATTGGCTTTGAGCAGCGTGATAAGCAGTGAATCGCTGTATTTGCGCTCAACAAGCGGCTTGCCGTGTTTCATCATTGGCTCATCATGCTTGTCGAGCTTCGGTTTCCCCTCATCATCCAGCATCGGGATCTCTTCATACACCATGCGCCCCATACTCACTACGAAGGATTCAACGCCTTTGACTGCTCGATCATACGCTGCAAACTCTAACGTGTCGCGGGCATCCTCCGCAGCATCTGGCAACTGAGCTTTGAATACTTCGTCATGATCACGCCACTCATAGAATGTTGAGCGATGAATACCAGCGACCTTACAGGAATACTTGATATTCCCCGATTCCCGATACTCCTTGAGAAAACGCGCCTGTTTCCGTTCCCGCTGCTCAGGTGTCAGAGGCCCACTTATGCGCGTTGTACGTGTCGGAATGCCGGAATTCTGCTCATCGCTCATTGACTCGTCCTGATGTACTCGAATGCGCGCTACCCTGGTGGGGAGCATCGTTATCAATGAAATAACGTTGATAACCTACAGTTATGATAACATCTGTTAGCTAGTTATACAAGAGCGGTGGTCCTGGCTAACAATGAGGCAGTGATAGAGGCAATTTGGACAGTGTTTAATCTGGGTCTCGAAGAAGTACACAGCGGGAGTTGAACCCGTCGCTAGCATTGTTGCCCGGTGCAACCTGTGTACACATGGTGGCTATTGGATGACTTCACTCATTGTCGTGTTCCCTGCTCTCTAATAACGCCTTGACTGCTTCCCAGAGCGCATCGATTAGCTCTGGTTGCTCTGGCCCCTCATTGTACTTGGCGTGGACTCGCCAGGCGTCGCGTAGCTCTGAACGCTCAACGTGCCACCAGCCAACGTGAAAATGTTCATCGATAAAATGGATGAGATCGCCGATGGTACGATAACTATGCGCAGGATCACCTTGCTTCAATGTCCATTCGATGTATGCCACACGCTGAGCAGGAGTAAGTTGCTCAAACTGTTCCTGAGTGATTTGCTGTTTCATAAATGCCCTTCCTCGTCTCGTTTGAATGGAGGATCGATCCAGCGAATGGTCAGTTGTCTCTGTACATCTGCGATAGAGGCAAACCCAACTCTCCATTCTGATTGATCAGGTGAGTCTGGTTGCTCAGCGAGGCAAAATCCGCTAGACATCTCAACCCCGTACCCACAGACAGTATTCTCTGCATTGAGCACTTCAAATCTGCGAGGTGCAGATGCATCTGGAAAATTGCTATAATCGAAAACTCTCTCGCTCATACAATGCCTCCTTGTTGCCCACAGAATGCCCTGGAAATGCACCGTTCACTTAATCAAATAAGGTCACCTCAGTCACCGTGGCCGACTTTGAGAGATAGCGTAGATCCTCTCTCTGCTCCAGGTCCGCTATCGTCTGTTCGTAGACCTCTTTGTCGTCGCCGCTATAGGCACATCGTATCCTCTTGGCATTCTTCAGGCGATAGTGCACCTGGTAGACGGTATAGCCGCCCAAATCGTGATCTATCATAGCTATTCTCCCTTTCCCATTGTCTCCATATGATCGAAGAAGGTCTCTCCATCCTCGCGTCTATACACTGGTTTAAGTTCTACTATTCCCAGTGAATCAATGATCAGCCCACTGACAACGTAGACCTTCACCACAGTTTCTATAGGACTGACCCTGTCTTCTACGACTCCCACAACATGATAGTCATCAGGGAGAAGGAGAGCGTGGGATACGTCACGTAGGCTCGGACTTCCTATTTTCTCCCACAATTTCCTATCTATCTGAATCACTCCTTTGTTCATCATTGCTCTCTTTCTTTCTACACCGATACCGGCGCAACACCAATAACACACTCCTCGATATCGCCTCGATGATACATCAATCGATCTCGAAATCTCGCCGTCTTGATGTGGTATTTCTTCATTTTCACCATTTTTGATACATAGCCGACATGTACTTTTTTTCCACGGTTCACCGTTAATATCTGAGCTGCCTCGTGGGCAGTGCAATAGTCTTTGATGTTCTCCGCCTTCTTCATTTGTCCGTTGTCTCCTGTGCATAGCTTCCTGACAGTATAGCGGATGGCAGTGGTTGCAGCAAGCTAGCTCAGTGGAACCTCAAAACGTGGTTCGGCGGAACCTTGACAACGTGGTTCGGCGAAGCTAAAATGAGGCAGTGAGTTATGGATAAGTAGCGTTATCCATAACTCAAAAAAAGCTCATCTTTAGGAGATTGCATGCGCAATGACATCATTCCGTCGCCCTCTCTGACCCTTCTCCCAGTCAATACGCCGGGGTCCGACATGACGGCGGTTCGTTCTTGGCTTCGATCCAAGAACAGCCCTCACACAAAAAAAGCTTATGTTCAGGATATCACCGTTTTCTATCAGCAGGTCGGTAAGTCTATAGGTGAGGTCACGCTCCCAGACTTACAAGATTATGATGAGTGGATACGTTGCGCATATAGCAGTGTGGACACGCAACGACGTATGCTCTATGTCATCAAATCGTTGCTAACTTTTGCTCAGAAGCAAGGCTATATCCCTTTCAATGTGGGATCTGGCCTCACACCGCCGAAGGCAAAAGACACGTTGGCAGAGCGCATTCTTACGCCTGCCCAGATTCAACACATCATCTATGAAGCAAAGAAGAGTGGTAGCCAGCGTAACTATGTCTTAATCCTACTACTCTATGCCAGCGGCATTCGTTGTGAGGAATTATGCAACCTCCAATGGAAAGACGCACGTGAGCAAGGAGACACAGGACAAATTACCGTCTTCGGGAAAGAACGTGAAACCCGCGCTGTGCTCTTGCACCAGAAAGCCTGGAAAGCATTGCAGACCATCAAGCCCGACCAAGACAATCCAGAGGCGTACATCTTTGCAACCAGACAGCTCTCTTATCACAACGGCGTATCATCCTATCGCATGACTGAAGCCCGCGTTTGGCAGATCGTTTCTCGCATCGCCCGCGTAGCTGGAATAAAAGCCTCGCCTCACTTCTTTCGACATGCCCACGCAACTCATACAATGGGCAAAGCTTCACAGCGAGTCATTCAAGAAACGATGGGGTGGAAGAGCCCAATGGTGATGATGCGTTACCAACATGTAATGCCATCTGAATCCAGCAGCTTTGCCTTAGATCTGTAATTTCGGTTAATACTCAAGGGACAAGATACGATGAGAGAAATAGAAATAGGCGATATTGCATGGTCCATTGCAGACAGATGCCAAAATGAAGATGACGTAAAAGTCATCCTGGCTCTCCTCGCCGAGGTAGATTACCAAACGTTGATGGACAAGATAGAGTATGAGCGAAATCAATGGAAATGTGGACTGTGCCGTGAATTTAAGGATGTAAGGACATTTACCTATGTCATGAACAAGCCGCGAGGATCTCGAATATGCCCTGAATGCTTGACAGACAAGGCCATCTTTTGTGAGTGAGTTGAGAGAAGCAATGGCAGCAACGATCTGGCCCGCTGATTTGCCACATTGGCCGGGCATCATGGCCGAATTACAGCAACGAAATATTCCTGTTAAATCCATTGGCTATGTCGTAGTTGAGCCAAAGCCAGCGTTCATCAGAGAGAACACCACGCTAGGCACTACAGGCTACGTCAGGAACGACTGTGAGGTCAGGGTGGTACCGTACTTAGGGAAAGCGGTGATTTTCACGCTAGGACCGCTGATCTATGTTGGCGACGTACACAAAGAGGAGCTGCGATGAGCGACACAGACACGACGATAATCCTCACTATCCCCGTCCCGAAGTACTTCGATGCAATGGAGGTCGAGTTCGCGATGACCTGGGTCATGCGTCAACTCCAAGCATCTCCGTCGCCACGAGAAGAGCTTGGTGGGCAACGAGCCTACCACGTGCTGCAGACCATCCATAAACACTATATGGATGCCATCGGACATCCTGAGTGGACGAAGCCAGAACGCCCTGGGTAACACATTGTTAACATTGCAATAACATTGTTTACACCACAAACACCAAGTACACCATCGTTACCCCAAACCACAGCATACCCACAATGATCACCGCCACAAAGCAGCTCGCAGCATCCAGCATATCGCCACAAAACATCGCCACACATGCTATAATGCAAGGCATAACAACCACGATGAACAGCGACGTTTCTAAGCACGAAAAGACCCCTGAGTGATTCCTATAGCCTCTGCAATATCCAATTATCATTGCCAGGATCGCTATGGCGACGGCGACTCCCCCGAATGCATAGAGCACGTAGATATCGAGGGAACACCGAGCGAAGACTTATGGTTTCCAGTGCCGCATCGTTTCCCCTGCACGCTTATCGTACTGCATGCCAATATCTGTTGCTTTGATGCCAGGAAAACGCGCCTCATAGTCTTTGTTGAGTAGTTCAGCCTCGTCAATGGTGGCTTGCTGAAATTCCTCAGTTGTGAAGATTCCCTTCTCAACAAGCAACCTGAGCAGCGCGGTATTCTCCACTCGCAGTAAGATTGTCACTTCCCGGTGATCTTTCACAGCCTTACATTCAGGATCGCTGTCTGATCGCGTTCCGAGCTGCCACCCGGCAAATACCGCTCTCCATTTAGTAAGTTTGTTCAATGCGTCATAACAACGCTGCTTTAAATCATGAGATGACATAGAAGTCCTTTCAAATAGTTTGTATCATTCTAGCATAGTTCTGCTTTCGATGAACTCTTGTTCCTTCTTCCAATTCTCCCTCATCTCTTCTATACTTCTTGATTGGATTATATCTCTAGCATTGTACTACACAAAGAATGATTATCATTATCAGAGAGGATTCATCGATGTATCAACCACCACAGAAGACACCGCAGCAAAAGAGGCGCGATGGCCTCATTGTCATCAGCATTATCATTGGCGTTGTCGTGTTAGCCTTGATCTTACCAATGTTCAACACCAAGAACCCGGAGAGCAGCACTGTAGACATCGCCACAACGACGAACCCTACCTACAGCAATACCGCTACTGGTGCTGGTTCCTCAACACAGGCCAGGTTCTACGAGAGCACTGCCACACCGATTAAGGGGACCAACGGGAATCCCTGGGGCTATGACTTCGACAACACCGGCAATCTGATCTATGACCCAGATCCTAGCTTCTGCAATGAGCAGTACTTCAAGTGCGTCGCTGGTTTCTGGGATGACACCAGGGGCTTTGTCGTGCAATGCAATGACGGCCTCTACAGCCATCTAGGAGGCGTCAATGTTGGCAATGGGGGAGCGTGTCCAGACGATGGAGGTGAGGGCCGCACGCTGTACTGGCATTGATGAGCAAAAACGTAGCCCTGTCCAGGGGGTCCTGCAGGGCTATAGCGACTTGCAGTATGAAAACTCACGCAATTATTGTACACAACCACAGGCAAGTCACGATCATCATAGCACAAACAACAACCCCTGGACATTCCGGGTGCATATCATCACCAATGTATCCAGGGGCTGCTGCTCTTATGTCTTCAGGTAGACCTTGCGATCCTACCACAAAAGTATAACACACCCTGCAGGTACAGCGCAATCCAGTGAGGTCAGAGTTATTAGGGAGATCAAGGTCTTTTTTATTGTGCAGAGACGTTGAGGGCATGCTGTGCGCGGCAAGGCTCGTACAGAAAAACACACAGCATGCATCGTAGAAAGGTCATGATCAGTATAACATATCGTCGGCCAACACACGCAAACAGGCGCTGCTAGTGCGATCAGTAGCAGCGCCTGTTCGGAATCCTAGAGTTTGCCCATGTCGTTCCCGTGATATCTCCATCTCACTGAGATCATACCATGTGGATATGGAGAGATCAAGGTCTTTTTTATTGTGGCGTTGCCCACTCGTCATAGTGAGTAGAGATCTTACAGCTTAGTGAAGGATGTCCATCATCCTTTGCAATTCTTCAAGGATGACCTCGCTAGGCAGCTCATTCCTGGGAGGATATTTCTCAGTATCATAGAGCACATGCACACCATATCGTCTCAGCAGACGCAGACTTCGCGGGAATGCTGGATGTGCAGCCAGTTTACCCCCGCGCACCACGGGAATAGCGAGGATAGGCAACTGCAACCCGGTGAATTCACAAAGCAAGCCAAGTGCAAGTGTATCACTGATGCCCATCGCCCATTTATTGATTGTGTTAAAAGTGGCGGGATAGACCAGCAGGGCATCAGCGGGAGGGAGTACATCAGGATCTTCCGGACGCTTATACTCGCTACGTACCGGATGGCCTGTCAATTGCACAAGGCGCTCCTGGTCTACAAACCTGGTGGCATAGGGTGTTAGGATGACGCATACATCCCATTTGGCGGATTGGAGCAGAGGTACAAGCTCATAGAGTTGCTGTGCATTTGGTGTGCCGCAGCTTATGACATAGACAACTCGTTTCACTTCTGTACACTCATCAACGCGTCTTTGAGATCCTTCATGTGACCATTTCTTCCCAGTTTCGTCACCCTGAGTCTATCGTGCATTGCCTGCACCCGGCTAATATGTCGCTGAGAACCGTAGCCTTGCGCCAATTCAACACCCTGGACAGCCAATGCTATTCCTTTTGCGAGATCCCCGCTGTAAGTATGAGCCTGCGCCTTAATGATCATGTACGAACCCATTTCACGCATGGGGCGAAATGGCTTGAGTTTGTCTGTCTGAGGATAGATCTCCAGGGCTTTCTCTGGTTGCCAGAGCATAGTATAGCCCTGTGCTCGCTCTTGAAGCACTTCTACCAGATTGAACTGATTGTATTGTGTGTCTATCGTTTCTTTGGTGTCGGTGGCGATAGCTTCAGCATTGTCTATTGCTTTTAAAAATAGATCCTCCCGCCCATAGACGGAGTGTGCCCTTGCAAGAATCTGCCAACGGATCCCCTGAACGTGTTCGCTCGCAGTATCGACAATGGGCCGGATGGCATCAAGCACCTTGATAGCTGTCTCGTAGCGTCCTCGCTTCCGCAAGATATCAGCCCGATGAATGTGTGCCAACGAGATGATATTCGGATCTCGTACCTCTTCACCTAAATCGAGCATCTCCTGAAAATGCCCCATTGCGTCGGTATAGCGAAGTTGGTCAAAAGCGATCTTTCCTAGCATCTCATGAGCATATGCAAGGACTTTTTGTGCAGGTCTCATGAACTGACCATGATGTCTTGTAAGCGCGTCCTCCAGCCTGGCAGTTAAGTCTGCTAGATTCTCGACAATAGCAACGTTTTTCCCATCAGCCAGCCAGAGCAGCCAGGACAGTTTAACAGTTGCGAGCGACGGCTCTAATAAGGTCTGGAGAAGAATATCATCAGCATCAGAAGGGTGCTCAGCAAAGGCTTGCCGTTGTGGCATCCCTTTACCGATAGCATCTAGCCTCTCAGGTGGGATTCCTAAGATATCGGCAAGGCGATTGATCTGCTCTTGTTTATCCAGTTTCCGCTTTCCTCGCTCTATCTGGGACACATATTCTCGTGTATGACCCCATTTCTCTGCAAGCTTCCCTTGCGACAAGCCTCGTTGCTCTCGGAAAGACTTTATCAGTTTTCCGAATGCATTGTTATCCAGTTCTACCATATCTACCTTCTTATTTCACTGGTTGCTTATTAACACTCTGTTCCTCTTTTAGGAACACTTTGTTCCTTGATGATATCACTTTTACGCTCTACACTTCAAGTAGATCTTGTTGTTTTGCAAACACTGCAACAAGGGTGTAGATGTTGATAGAGCTTCGACCCTCCATCACGACGTACACCGTCCCGAACCTCGCGCAGCCGAGCACAGTGCTGACTCTATGCCGTTTGTCTGCCTCGGCTGCGCACCTTTAGAAATCATCGTTTATTTCCCAGATACTGAAGGGGTACCGGCCAATCATGATTACAGAGACCATTACCAATGTCAGCGAGGTTGCAGCGCTCCGGGTCAGCATTGCTCTTGAATGTGAGGCACTGGAAAGAGCAATGAACGGCTCGGCAACCGTCGCAAGCCATGCCAGTATTGAGCGGCGCTATAAGCATATTGACCACTGTACCGGTCAACTTAGTAACCTCATCGGTGAACAGCAAGCAAAAGAGGTGACCGTGAATATTTATGAGAGCATTGTGAGGTAAGGATGAAACGTGAAAGTGCAACTGTGCACTATTGTGAATGCTGCGGCAGAGAGTCAAAGCCCAACAATCAAGTAACCGGCGATCAACGAGGCTTTTACTGCAAAATTTGCCGGAATAGTAACACACGTGGGAAGTATTACTATCACACTGATGGAAGTGCGAGGGGGAAGCCATGATGGAAGAGCCAGTACAACCACCACCGATGAAGATCTTCATTGCAGCAGCGATCATTCCAGAGGCCGAGGTATTCCTGGTACATCATGGATGTATCGTTGAAGCTCGTATTGAAGGCGAAGGATTCCGCACAACCGTTACACTGCCAGCGGGAACCACGAGGGAACGAATCGCCAAAGTTGCCAGTGAGCGATGGTGCGTTACGCTCCCTGACGGTGCCGCATTCAGGCAAATCTACGACCCGGGCCGTGGCACCAGCGCCCTCGCCCTCCATATCACCACGGAGGAGGGCACTGATGAGCCAGCAGCAACAGAGTAACACCGAACAATCACAGCCTGTTCACCTGGTGGTCGCCGACGACCTGATCATCTATGAGGGCGAGGAATGGGCCAGCGCTTTCAAAGAGGCAGCGCTCAAACCCGAATATGGTGAGATCGTCCATGTATGCGATGGAGAGCCTGGAGCGCGATGGAGTGCGCCGTTATCGCGGGGTGCACTGAGAGGAAGAGCGAGGATCAGTTGCGACGACTGCCCTGGGTGGAAAGCCCAGGGGTGCTGCATGCGGTAGCTTCACAGAATGCACAGAATGCACAGAGGCCGCTACGAGTTGATCGTAGCGGCCTCTGTTGTGAAAATTTGAGCAACGTTCCACAATTCAATGCGCTCATTATGGAGCATTGCGAGTCCACGTCAAGGCGTCAGATTGAGCCACCACCACACGACGCAGAGCACAACGAACACAAAGGCCACCCAGGCCAGAAACGCCACTACAAAGGCTGCTATGACGGCATAGCGCTTCACTGTCTTCATTGTGTCCCCTCGACGACAACATAGCCCGCCAGATCGATGATATTGAGAGCCTGTAGAGCAGCTATTGCGACCATACGCGGAGCGATACGGATGACACTACAGTGATACTGCGGCATCATGCACAGCTCAAAATGCATCTGAGTGAGATCATCGAGTGTCCTGAGTCGCTCGACGATGCGCCAGGCCAGGGACATGTTACAGGAGTAGTCAGGCACCGTGCGACTATGATGCCTGGTGACCGTATGGCGAATGATGGCTCCGCACTCATCACATTGCCAGTAAGCCGTACCGGTACCATGTCCTGCGTGGGTACTAGCGCAGGCATAGTGATATTCGAGGCTGAAAACTTATCCATATATTGGCAATTTGGGCCAACTCATGCTTCACAAGCGTATCGGCACTTTATGGTTCACAGACCAATTTGCGTCGTGACTGTTGTACAAAAGCGGTCCTGGCCTGGTCTCTGCCGCGCATGAGATAAAACTGTTGTCAAGATCAGTAGGCGCGTCCTGATGTGCCTGTTCGCGTCTTTGGTAGAGAGATCTGCTGCCACAATATCCCTCACGAAGCAATTTGAGTCGATGTGTACAGCGCCCTTTGGAAGCGCCTGCGAACTGCGCTTGGCATCAAACAGGCTCAAATCTATGAGCCATCTGATGACATGTGCTGCATATATTGGCTGCAAAAAGCAGAGGCAGGAGCACTGCAAACCTCAAAAAGGCCATGAAATGATTTACTGCCATGATATGGCTCACAAATCAGAATCACTGCCAATATCTGGCTTCACTCCTGGCTTTACCTCTGCAATATAAAGCCAGGAAAAAAGCCAGATGGATCGGCACAATATGCTTCAGGAAAAGAGCAAATTATGGGTAAAATCGCAGAGGCGACCATCACACCATTTCTTAGATCGAAAAAGATGTTGCTCAACAAGGATATTGATGTCTTCATTGGACATCTCAGCAATATTATTTGTCGTCACGTCGTCGCATTTAGCACTACTCACTGATGCTCTCCTCCTTCTCCACTATCTCTATATTGGCACTCGAAGCTCTGACGACCTGCTTCAAGATCCGGATGACTGCGACCTGCACGGCCAATTCCTCGAATTCTTTGAGACCGACGAAGACACAGATCATCAGCGATACAGTCCAGAAAGCAAAGATGAGCATGTGGAGCCACACCGGGCCTTGGAACCATTGAAGCGGAACGTTGAGCACAGTGTTCAATGCTGCCCAAAAGAGGAACCAGGTAGCTATTTTCACGCCATGTCGCACACGCTGCCGCACTGCATACACCAATACAGCAATAGGAAGCACCGTGCTAATGCGGCAGAGCACCACGACCCAGGCAATCAATGTATCGATCATCGCGCCACGCCCTTCCTTGCCACACTCTGACCACGCTGCGCACGACGTTCCGCAACAAGGGCGCGGCGATTGCTGATAGGGCGGTGTGTGCGTAGATAGCGATAGCAATGGGCAACGAGCCAGTTGTGCCCATATATTGCCGCACATTTGCTGGTGTAGCGCTGGCAGAGGCCGTCGAGGTGCGGGCTTCGTGTAAAGACCATCGTTTCCCATAGCACCGGCTCTGCACATGGCCCATGCGCATGGTTGAGCACCGTGTTCCTGGTGCTTATCCCAACAGGCAAGCCGCGAAACACAAAATGTGTCTCAGCAACTTTGCGCGCTTTGATATTACCAAGCAACCGCCCGATAGCATAAAGGTCATTGGTCGGCACCGGTTGGCCCTGCTCATCGAGAATGTAGTACTGCCAGGGCCAGCCAATGAACTCTTGAAACTTATTGCAGATCTCCTCAAACTCACTGCTCATTGCGCCACCTCCATGTCAATCAATGCCACCAGCGCCTCTGCGCGACTATACAACGGGAGTTTAAGGCCACTTAATGCCAGGGCGTTGATCATCCACCATTTCTCTTTCAGCGACCAGCGGGATCGGTCAATGCAGACCAGACGCGCCACCATCGCAAAATCAAACACAATGCCACCTGAGCAGATGGCAGCGACCCACGCATCAAACACATACGCCGATGCTGTTTCTAAGTGATACATGGCGACACTGCTCTGTGAGAGCGGCACGGTGGCCGGCATGTACTCGTCATCATCAAGAGATTCTACTTCGCGTCGCAGTTCGCTGATCTCTTGTTCCGTGGGTAGGTACCCTTCTGGTGCCGGTGCAATGATGTACAACTGCGGAAACTCCAGTAGCGGCGCATCAATCGGAGCATTCACGGCGCGGCTTGCTGCCAGCGGTACAACTGCACGCTTTACGGTATCATCAAGTACTGTAGGATTATTCATAGTTGGCTGGTACCCCTTTCTTTGAGAACTAGAATCAACTAAAGAGCATCTGGGCCTCGATCCAACGCAGCCATTCAGCAAGAGCCGAGGTCGGACTGTCAAACGTCACTGATTCACCATTATAGATAATGAGACCACTGCCGTCGGCAATGACGACATAGACAGCAGCCTTGATGCCACTAGATGTTTCATGCCGGTCTAGCTGGCGAAGTGTGACACCCTTGACAGTGACGTGTTCATAGCTCATGATTTCTCGTGGCCTTCATGTAGAATCTGTTGAAATGCTTCTTGTCCCTCTGCACTGATCGCCCATGCATCTGCTTCCCACTGCTCAGCATCAAATTCACCGTTCATGGCTCTGAGTGCGATATTGTTGAGGTGGTATTGTTTGGCATCGTCGACCAGGGCATGCAGCGGCAACGGTAAGTCAGACTTGAAATCATCGTACATTCCGCTGCGAGCACGCTCTATCATAATTTGCGGAGCCTTTGCGTGAATCAGTGCCTCTGCCAATTTGTCGGATGTTGCCTTCTTCACGCTCACTCTCCTGCAGCTCCTACCATGACGCCAGCGACAAGCGTATAAGCCCCCACCCAGGCATCCCGCAATTCTTGCCTCCAGGGTAAACCTCGATAGTCAGTGTAATACCACTGAAACGTATCGATCAACGCCGCGCCAGCAATGCCATAGTAGCCCGGCTTTACGCGGTAGCCGGTATGACGCGCTCCTAAACTTTGCAGATCCCCGACAACATTTTTCCCGGCAAGTACCCCTGCCATGACGAATGCCAGAGCGCCCCAGAAAGCGACATATTGCTGCTGCGCGTCTACACCAGCAAAGAGATCCCCTATCTCATTGGTGGAAAAGGTTTCTCGACCTTTTCGAAAGAAGATCTCGTAGAACTTCTTGGTAATCACCTCGCCGTCATCTTTCATCTCATCGAAACTCTGACTGAGCAACGCGGTATTGAGTTCTCCCACTGCCTGCTCCTTTTCCTTACCATGCACCTCAATAGTCACGAGGCGCTCATCTTTTAAGAAAACAATGGCATGCCGCACATCATCTTCTGATACATGGAGCATCTCGCAAAGTCGCAGATGATCCTTTTGCCCATCCATAAGAAAAAACACGTGAAATAGTATTCTTGTGTCGCGGTTTGACCAGCAGCGACGACCATTGCGCTGCTGGTCAAACCTATCCTTGATCACCTCCCTGGCGTGCGAGGCCGGTGTGGCTACGATTGCTTCTTGGAAAAACATAGAATCTCTCTCCGCTTCTAACGGCTGTCCCTGCCATCATCTAAACTTTCAATGAGCACAATAGCCATAGCGAGAATCTTATTGCGCTCCTCGACTTCCTCGTGGAACTTCAGCGA